CCTTCTAGCTACCGTACATGGTTGCTAGAACAGGCAGACATTGGACGTGACCTTCGGTTCACGTTGGAAAAGTTGAAGAACATTTAAGGAGTAAGCAATGGAAATCATTTTTGAAGACATGGTTCGTGGTTTGAAGAAGCCTGGAGCAAGCATTCTGGCGACACTTACGCCAGAAAGCACTGACCTTCTGCACATGGCAGTCGGTGTGTCGGGAGAAGCAGGGGAGCTGCTGGATGCTGTGAAAAAGTTCACAGTCTACAACAAGCCTCTGGACCGCCTGAACGTGGTGGAGGAACTCGGAGACCTGGAGTTTTACATGGAGGGTGTGCGTCAAAGTCTGGGCATTACACGCCAAGAGACGATTGACGGCAACATCGAAAAACTTGGTAAGCGCTACGCTGCAGGGTACTCTGACAAGGCTGCTCAGGAACGCGCAGACAAACAGTAACAAAAAGGCCTTCGGGCCTTTACTATTGGAGAGACTATGTTAATTGGGTTGACAGGTAGAGCGGGCGCAGGCAAAGACACAGTAGCTGACATTCTGGTAGCTGAGCACGGGTTTAAGAAGTACAGCTTTGCGGGGCCGCTCAAGCAGGCACTAGCTGTTGTGGGTATTGTAGAGCCTGCAGACAGGGCGCTCAAAGAGCTGCCAATCCCTGGCAGGGGCTACAGCTACCGCAAGGCCGCGCAGACACTGGGTACAGAGTGGGCGAGAAACCTTGACAGTGAGTTTTGGCTCAACCTAGCCAACGACAAAGTTCCTGACGGAGAGAATTGGGTCATCTCTGACGTTAGGTTTGAGAACGAAGTTCAGTGGGTTAGAAACCGAAACGGTTCCGTGTGGCATGTGACAGGTAGGGCAGTGAAGCTGGCAGACGGTCAGGCTACACACTCTTCTGAGACACCGTTGCCCATCAAGTGTGGGGACTTCATTGTCTACAACGAAGGCACAATGAAAATGCTCGCCGAAGATGTAGCTGACTATTTGAATACGTTAGGGGTAAACACATGAAGCTGCTGATAGACCTGTCATCCGTTGTCTGGACCTGCCTTTCTGCAGGCACTGACCCAGAAGGTGTCACCGTAGAGTTCGGTGACAAGCTCGTCACTGTTAACACCGCAGCTTATGGCTACGAGTTTGTAGTTAACTCTCTCAAAGCTTCCCTGGATAAGCGAAACCTTACACCAATGGACATGGTGCTGGTTGTGGAGGGTATGAACTCCAAGGCGCCAAGGTTGATGATCGACAAAGACTACAAACAAGGTCGAGACAGACCTGTGGAGGCTTACCAAGAGTTTTGCAAGTTGCGCGACGAGGTTGTGGAGTTGTTCAGAAACCTCGGCGCTATAGCTGTTCAGCAAGACAACTGCGAGTCTGATGATGTGCTGGGGTGGTTCGCCGAGAACACCAAAGAGGACCTTGACATTGACTCTCGTGACGGAGACATTGCCGTGCTTAACGGTGTGAACCAGCACGGCGCAAGGGTCACGGTTAGCGGCGGGGCTAACGAGCCGGGTGTTAACAAGTACGGCCTGTTCCCCTGCAAATACATCAGCTTGTACAAGGCTATGGTGGGTGACCCTGGTGACAAGATTACTGGCATCAAGGGGTTCGGTAAGGCCAAGTGGTTGGACTTTGACCGAGAGTTCGGTGAGGAAGGCATGGCCGAGATGGTCAGGTTGGCAGAACTTGGTAACCTGGAAGAGTTGGCCCTGGAAGCCACCCAGAACAAGATGGTAGGGAAGCTCTACGAAGGCCGAGCAGATTTTATTAGGTCTTACAAACTTGCTAAACTGCACCCCGAGTGGGTCAACCACTTTAAAGACCCGCTGCAATGGATGCCAGGCTTTGTGCATGGCCCGATTACAGATGGGCGGCTGAAGGCCTGGGGTGCTCAGCGACGGTTGGTGACGGCTTCCAACTGGGCCGAGTTTAAACCTTGGGCGCTGCGTGAAATGGCAAAGCGACCTTGGTATGGCCTGGACATTGAGACCACTACCCCAGACGAATCTGACGACTGGCTGGCAGCGCAGGGTGCTGAAGACAGTGTAGATGTTATGGGCTCTACCTTAACCGGAATGTCGCTGACATTCGGCAGCAACATGCAGTTCACATGCTACGTTTCTGTAGACCACGCTGAGACGGCTAACGTGTCTAAGGCAGAACTGGCTGCATTTCTTTGTGAGATTAAGCAGCAACCAGTCATCCACAACACAATGTTTGAAGGACCGGTCCTGTTTAACGAGATGGGAGAGTTGCTAAAGGTTCTAGGCTACGAAGGTTTTCTGCCTAATTGGTTAGACACGAAGTTAGAGGCCAGCTACGTAGATGAGAACAACAAGCTCGGTTTGAAGAACCTGTCCAAGCGCTGGTTTGGTTACGATCAGGTAGACTACCTGACGACCACGACACTTGAGGGGCCTGCAGGCTCGATTCCACGGGGGAGGCATGTAGGCACTTTTCAGAAAGAAGTCGCAGCCGGTGTGTGGGGGGAAGAGGACGGCGCTCAGGTATTGATTACGCCTGCAGTCTTTGAGACCTGGGACAGAGTTCGAGTGAAGATGCGTGAGTTGACAGGGCAAGAGGTGCTTGCCTATGCCTGCGACGACACACAGACATGTACAGGACTGCATAACTTCTTCAAGCTCTTCATGGAACTTGAGGGCACGTACTCCGTCTACCAGCAGGTAGAAATTTCAGCCTCCTATCTTCACGCACAAAGCTTTGTTAGCGGAGTAAAGTTAGACTTAGCTAAGTTGCAGGTTTTGCTAGCAGAGGACAAGGTGACATACGAGGAAGCCAAGGTGACGTTGGACGCGTACCTTGTGTCTCAGGGTTGGGCAGGCACTGTTACTCCCAGTTACACGGAAGTCACTGCAGCAAATATCAAAGAAGCCCATCTGATAGTTTTCGGCACAGAGCTGAAGACTGCGGTGAGAACCCCGTCGAAGCTTGTCTATCTGTTGCAGCAGGAAGATAAAGCCGTATTCGCAGCAGCCTGCAGCTCCCCAGAAAAGCTGACAGAGATTGTCTCCCTGTACTTCACAGGTGAGCCTACGTTTAATCCTGGTTCTCCAAAGCAACTGCAGAATCTGTTTTATACGGTAATGGGCCTTCCAGTCCGCGTGACGAACAAGCCTACAGACAACATGCGGGCAGCCGGTCTTAGGGTCGGTACGCCTAAGACGGACAACCTTGCTATTGCTTACGCCTTAAAAGAGTGTACAGAGGAGCAGGCAGCAGTCCTGAAAGCTTTGCGGTTGATGAAGATGGTGGAGACTCGGAGAGGCCTGTACTATGAGCCTTACCCAAAGTTTCTGCACTGGAAGACTGGGAAAGTACATAGCTCCCACAATCAGTCGGCCACTAACACCCGAAGAGCCAGCACATCGAAGCCTAACGTACAACAACTCTCCAAAAACGAGAAAATTGAAGGGTTTTCTCCTCGTGTACGAGAATTGTTTGTTCCCCACAAAAAGAACGCAGTTATCGTCTCACTGGACTTCTCCTCACAAGAGATTCTGCTGATGGCGGGGTGGAGCAGAGACCCAGAGCTTGTCGCGCTGTTTGTGGGGGACAACCCTAAAGACATGCACGCCATCACAGGGTGTGGAATTTTTAATGCAGGCATTATTGGAGGACCCCCACTAACTTACACAGAATTCGTGGAGATTCTGAAAGACCCAGAAGGTTCACAGTACGCTAGAGCAAAGGCCTGCCGTGCTCTAGGGAAAGCTGTTAACTTCGGTAGTCAGTACAGAATTGCAGCAAAAAAACTGTCGTCAATGCTGTTTGTGACAGAATCAGAAGCGCAGCTGATGCTGGACGCAAAGGCTGACGCTTTCCCTGTGGCAGAAGAGTGGTCCCAGGCAGAAATGCGCAGGGCAAAACACGAGGGAGTTGTGGAAACCATGCTAGGGGCCAGGCGACACCTTGGCTACGCCCTTAACTCGTCCGACCCAATCATTTCTGGCAAGGCTGAGAGGCAGGCGATCAGTTACCGAATTCAAGGTAGCGCAGCAGAGCAAACAAAACTTGCTGAGGGCAGGATGTGGGATCAGAGATTAGTACAGAAATTTGACTGTGAGTTCATAGCTCCTGTTCATGATGAGTGCGTATTCTCTGTAGCGGTCGATGACGTGTTTGAGTTTCTGCCTGCAGCCCATGCGTGCATGGTGGCTAAGTATGCTAACATGGACTTGCCTGTCAAGTCCTCTATCAGCATCGGCAGAGACTTCGGAGGGCAGAAAGAAATAGGTAACTATCCTACGCGAGAAGCGATTACTAAGGGTTTGTTGGAGTTAGGTTTTAATGTTTAAGAAAGAAACAAAATGATCGAAGTAAAAGTAATTGCAGCCTCTGTAGCGCACCACGGCAAACCCCTGTACGCACTGCAGTGCAAGTACCACAGGTTCATTCACGGAGAAGTGATGACGCACAGAGTTTTCTCACGCAACGCCATGAGCAGTCGGGCAGTACCCGTAAAGGTTATGCTAAAGCAGGTCTGGAATGACCCCGCTATGCCTGTCCACTGGGGTCAGAACCAGCCAGGGATGCAGGCACACAGCCAGCTTTCAGGCTGGAAAAAGTCAGCGGCGGTATCTGTGTGGAAAGGTGCGGCGCGGGCGGCAGTCTGCTTTGCCTGGACCCTGGACAAGCTTGGGCTGGCGAAGCAGGTAGCCAATCGAATCCTGGAGCCTTGGCAGTGGATGCATACAATCATCTCCTCTACCGAGTGGGACAACTTCTTTGAGCTGCGTGACCACCCTGACGCACAGCCTGAGTTTCAGGTGTTGGCTAAAGCGATGAAGATAGCTATAGACGAATGCATTCCGGAAATACGGGAAAGAGTGGCTGTTACCTACCACCTAGAGAAAGGGCACCTACACCTCCCTTATGTTACGGAGGAAGAACGAACAGCACTCACCGTTCAAACACTGTTAGAGGTTAGCGCAGCTCGCTGTGCAAGAGTGTCGTACCTGACACACGACAAAAAAGTACCGTCCGTAGAGGCAGATAAGGCTTTGTACCAAAGACTTGTGGGTTCTGCCCCTCTGCACGCAAGTCCTGTAGAACACCAGGCGTGGCCCGCGCTACGACCAGAGACCGCCTCCGGTAACTTCCGGGGTTGGGTGCAGGCTCGTCACAGTATCTTTTCACATGTCAACCGCTAACAGAGGCAAAGTAGCTGAAAAGCTCCTGCAGAAACACCTGCAGGAGCTTTGTACGTCACAGAAGCGGGCATACTACCGCTTCCCAGACATGATGGCTGGGTCTAGGCAGCCTACACTCTGTGACTATCTGTTCCTGGATAACGGGAAACCGTATATGATTGAGTGCAAAGAGACTCAACACGATTACAGACTACCGTACGGCAACTTTGATGCAGCCCAGGTAGGAAGGATGCGGCTGCTAGAAATGGCAGGAGCACAAGGATTGGTACTTGTTTACCACAGTGGGATAAAATTGTGGAGGGGTTACGGACTGTCAAGGTTTGTAGATCGTAGCGTAGGTGGTAGTTGGGATTTGCGAGACACAGAACCTAAAACTTTGAAAGAACTTCTAGTATGAAACTGACTATTCTTAACGACGTACACTTGGGGGCAAGCCGCTCCGCAGGTACCACCCCAGCTACTCAGCAACAGCTCAAGCAGCATCTGCAAACTTCTTTCGAGGCTCTACTACCTGAGTCAGACTTGATGATTCTGGGGGACCTCATGGACAAGGGTACGATTTCTGCTGCAGATTTATTGCCAGTGTTTACAGGTCTCTCCTCGTGGCTTGTAAAGGGTCACCGTCTTTGGTTAGTAGCAGGCAACCACGACTTAACAAGGACTTCCACGGACCTGTCAAGCTTTGACTTGTTGTGCTCACTACTCTTAAGGCTGTACCCAGACACAGTTACAGTTGTCAAAGGTGGCGGAGTAATGACCGACTATGGTTACGTTATCCCGCACGTAGCTAACCAAGACCTCTTCGATCTGGAGATGGCTAAAGTCCCCGAGTGTGACTATCTGTTTGTTCACGTCAACATTGACAATCACTTCGCAGCGCAAAGCGACCAGTCTCTCAACCTCTGTAAAGACCAGATTGTTGCGTGCAAAGCCAAGCAGGTTGTTTGTGCTCACGAACATGACCTACGGACATTCGGCAAAGTCACTATTCCCGGCAACCAGATTGCCTCGTCTGTCTCTGATTGGCTCAACCCCAGTGACAAGTTCTTTGTGGAGATTGAAGATGGAGTGCTGCAACTTGTGAAGTGTGCTGATCGTGACGAGCAGTTTGTGCAGATGGACTGGAAAGCGTTGGCAGTCACTGACCACAAGTTCGTCCGGGTTATCGGGGCTGCCCCGGCAGACGAAAGCAGTTCGGTCCTGTCTGCCATCAACGCCCTTCGCAGGTCTCACCCCGCGTTCGTCATCACCAACGCTGTGACCGTGGTTTCTGACGAAGGTGTAGCAGTAGAGTTTGAGCAAAACCTTGAGGCTGTCCAGGCGTTCTCAGTCTGGGGAGCCTTAGCTGAAGTTCTCAGCGCAGACGAAATCAAAATACTTGAAGGATTGAAAAATGCTTAAGAACCTAGAACTCACGAACTTCAAGAAGCATGAGAACCTGTCGCTGAGTTTTACTGCGGGCTTAAACGTCATGAGAGGGCGTAGTGAGGCTGGTAAGAGTTCGGTGAATGAGGCTATCGGCTACGCTTTTTACGGGACTAAGGCTTTGCCTATGTCCTTAGATGAGACGGTCACATGGGGTAAGCCTACAAACACCTTGAAGGTTGCTTTGGAGTTCAGTCACACAGGAGTTGACTACAAGATCAGTCGTAGCAAGTCCGGTGCGGAACTGTCGTCACAGGGTTTGCTGGTATCCGGCCAGTCAGAAGTCACAGCCTACGTTGAAAGGTTGTTCAAAGTAAACGCTGCGACAGCCTCTGCCATCATGCTGGCTAACCAAGGTCAGGTCCGTGGAGCGTTAGATGGAGGGGCAGTCCCACTAATCGAAAAGCTGTCTGACCTTGGGCTGATCGACAGCCTCGTGACACTTGTGCAGGACAACTTGCCATGTGGAAGCACTAAACAACTGGAGCTTAAAGTTGTAGAACTTGGCAGAGACTTGGTGCAACCGACACTGAATGTGGCAGCGGAAGAAGCTGCAGTGAGCGCAGCTCAACAGGTATTGAGCCAGGCAGCAGACGTACTTGCCCAGATTGAAGAGCAGTCGCTGGAAGCTGAGGCGAAAATTTCTCAAGCAAACCTGCGGAAAGCTGCAGTGCAGAAAAGTCTAGTTGCAGGGTGGGCTCGGCAAAAAGCAGACCTAGAGGCAGCGGTAGCTGAGCCACTGCTGCCGGTTGTGGACCTAACCTCGCTAGAAAAAGAAGCATCTGAAGCCGCAGAAGCAGCGCTACGTCGCAAGGCTCACGCTGCCTGGACCGGCACGTTCCCCCAAGGTCTGTTACACCTGGACAGAACTACTGTAGCAGCAGACCTCAAGAGAGTTAGTGCGGCAAAGGCAGCAGCAGTCAAGGCTAAGTCTTTGCGGGTTACAGAGAGTGCAGTTGTGAAGGCTTCGGGTATCTACGACGAGTCCTGCGCTTTGTGCGGTAAGTTGTTGCAGGATGTGCCAGAAGTTGTGGCGGTTAACGAAAAGACTGCAGCAAGACTCAAAGAGCTTGCGGTGGAGATAGCAGAACTTGAAGAAATTTTCTTGCAGTCGGAGCAGTCTGAAAAAGAGCTGTTAGCGCTAGAGACTTTCGATCAGCGTTTTCTGCGGTTGGTGGACCAGCACTCGACTTACCTAACCCTGGACACCAGCAAGATTCCCTTGGTGGTGGGCTGGAATCCCGAAATCCCTGCGCCCGACCTGTCAAGTGGTCCTGCCCCTGACTACCCGGCTCTGCTGGCTGCTGGCCGGAAGAGCAGCACCAAAGCCATCCAACACAACGCCGCAATTACTGCAGCCGCAGAAAGCCTTCAAAAGCTGCATCTCCACATAGCAGCTACAGAGCTGGTAGCCTACGACGAAGAAAAAGACGCAGCAGTAATCAAGGCAGCTGAAGACAAGGCTTCTGACATTCGCAAGGCAACTGCCGCAGTCTCCGTCGCAAGGGTTGCTTTCGCAGATGCTCAGTTTGCTTTGAAGTCCGCAACCTTGAGTTACGAGCGTGCTGTAACTGCTTGGAAAGACAAAGTCGCAGCACTTGCCGAAGCCAAAGTTTCCCTTGATAGCTACAACACACATAACGGTATCATCAAGAAATTGCGGGATGCCCGCCCAGTGGTTGCTAAGAAGCTGTGGAACCTAGTGCTTGCTTCTGTGTCTCAACACTTCAGCACCATCCGTGGAGCAGCAAGCGTCGTTACACGGGTTGACAACGGGTTCATGATCGACAGCAAGCCTGTCGCAGCTTACAGTGGGTCCACCAAGGATAGTCTAGGCCTTGCTATTCGGATTGCCTTGCAGAAGACATTCTTGGGTAACATAGGCTTTCTTATCGTGGATGAGCCTGCGTCTGGCTGTGACGCAGACAGGGAGACGGATATGCTGGGTGTACTGGTGTCGGCGGGTTACGACCAAGTGCTACTCGTAACTCATAGTTCGTTGGGTGATGTATTCGCGGCAAACTTAGTGGAGCTTTAAATGGAAAGAGAAGTAAGATATTTAGTGCTGAAAGCTACCGATGCAATCAGAGCTCTTGACGCAGAAGAGCTTGACACCTTGCTGCGACTAGGCGTGAAAGTTGAGGCCTGCAGGCTGAAGGCAGGCAAGCCTCTTCTGGAGTGCGTGGTAGTCGAAAAAGACTGGCCTGAGTTTGACTCTGTGTGGCAGGCTCTAGAGGCTAGGTGTGACCAAGGTAAGCCACCACCTTCGACGGTGGCACAAAAAGGAACTTTAATGCGTATTCATACAGATCACAACGGCGTATATGTAAACGCCATCTCTGCTCTGTCAGACGGGACGAACGTGGCAGGGCACGTTTACACGGCGGTGGCAGGGGCGAATGTCACAGATGTAAGGTTTCAGATGGGAGGCGTAGCTGACAACGGGGTCAATGGCTTGACCAACGAAGCTTTGCTGGCGATTCTGATTCACCGCACAAAGCTGCTGGACAACAAGTTCGGCTGCGACGAAAACAAGCGGGCTATCCAGCACATGGAAGAGGCACTTGTGAATCTGGAGGTTCGTAGCGCGAGGCGAATCGTGCGAGGAGTAGAAGGCAAGGAAGTCGCCTAATGCTGTTCCTTGTTCTTTCTGTAGCTATCTGTCTGGGCGGTTGGTGGTTTATCTCTTACACAGACAGGCGTGACATGGAAGAGGCGGAGAGGGAAGCCCATAAGCATGTCTGCGGCAAGAACTGTAGACCCCCTCCTGACTACAGGCAGCCAGAGTAATAAAGGGAGCCTAGGCTCCCTTTATTGCTGTTTGTTAGGTGGTCGTGTACCAAACCAAAATAAAGCGCTTACAGTGCTTAAATACAACACGTTGGTAATTATCATCACTACAATGTGGCTGACTTGCTCCTGGCTAAGTCCTCCAGAAGCTTTCGTAAGATCAGCTGCCCACACAAAAATGTAGGTAGTCAAGACCACCAAATAAGCAGTCAGCAACGGCCGCAGTGCACCTCGCATGAAGTCAACTAAGGCCATAAGCATGGTTATAACGGTGCCCCAAAATCCTTTCTGGAGTTGCGCAGCGGGTAACAGGTAGGTCGATTTGTCTGCGTCAAACGCAGCTTGCAGGTTGCGAGACTCCGCTTCCGCCTCTCTGGCCTGGGTCTCTTGTTCCGCAACCGCATAAGCACCGTCAGCCTGTATCTGAGCAGCAGCTGTATCAGCGTTAGCTCTAATTTGCGCCCTCTCATTTTCCATCTTGCTCAACTCAATGGAGTTAGCAAGGTTTAGCTTGACTACCTCCACTTCTTGTTGCTTGTGCTTCAGGTCGAAGAACCTTTGCAGCAAGACACCCAGCAAGCCTGTCGCTCCGCCTGAGAGTACGCCGCCTAATAGTGTGGTGATAAGGTCTAACATGTTAAACTCCTTCTGGTGAATACTTAAAAGGCAGATCATGTGTCTGCCCGGCCATTGTGTGAGTGCTCTCTGGGAGAAAAGAAATTTTTCCGTCAGCTACCCAGCTGTGACAAATGTAGGCAACGTCCTTAGTGTCGTCTAAGGTGCACGGTTTAAACGTCTGGAAGAATATAGACGGAGACACCGTAGGTTTCTGCGTATCCCCATTCCAATAGAATCCGTTAGGCCCTGCCTGAATCCTGTGCGGCGCTTTGCACGCAGGGCAGTAGAACTTGAGGCCGTTGTGTGGCAGGCCTGACACTAATTTTTGCAGCATATTAAGTGAGTAGCCCTAGAGCTTTGGCGTAGAGAGCCTGCCTGTGAGCCAGACCGTTGTAACCTCCGTTAATCCTCTTAGTCAGGCCTGCAAAGTCGTGCCTGTCGCAAAAACTGTTCAGACCCTTGCGCTTCCAAAACAGAGCCGCAGACAGCGCAGCGTAGCGTTTGTAAGCCAACTGCTCAGGTTGCGCATGAAAGTCAGGGCAACCTGGGAGAATCTTCCGCATCTCTACAGTCATCAAACGGTAGTTGGCTTCACCTGTGACCTGGATTAAGCCTCGGCCCATGTAACGTTTGCCACTACCTGGAAGTACGTTACCAAGTGTCTTAGCAAGTGTGCTTGGGGGTTCGTATCTGAGTTGTTGTTTGGTCGGTCCCCATAACTCGACGACGTAGCGAAGTTGCCCTGACTCGTGGCCAACCTGTGCCAGAAAGCAGGCAGCGCGCTGCCTGTTCTCAATCTCTGCAACTTTGAAAGCCTCTTCCATAAATGGAAGCCATAACCCTGCAGCCTGCGGAGTTATGGCGTAGAGGCTGACAAGTGTGGGAATGTCAACTAAAGTACCGTTCATAGAGAGCCTTACCTATCAAGGTCAGCAAGCCTCCTCCGATGACGGTGAGGACCTTCTTTGTCATGTCGTATTTGTAGCCATCAACAATTTCTGCCGTCTTGTTGAGCATCAGGTGGTGCTTTCTATGACCATCAAGGTCCGGCTTCTGCAGGTCATTGACTACAAAAGCTGTAAGGGCTTCTACCTGCTTGCGCTCAAGCTCCTCCAACCTTGCCTCTATCTTATTCAGCAAGTTCCACACGTGGAACAGTGATAACCTATTTCCGTCAGGAGTTTGATGGTCGTGTTCATTAACATCCTGCACGCTTGTACCCCTCAGCTAGAATATATGGGCGAATCCAAATCCAAAAAGAAACTATAGCTACTGCTAGTTCTCCCCCAATAGCCGCAGGAGGGGGGTAGACTGCAACCAGCATTCCAAAAACTACATAACACCAAAGCAGCATACTGCAAAAAGCGAAGCAACGGGCAAAGCTGTTATGTAGGTTCCCTGAGATAACTACCCAGGCCTGAGCAAAACTTGTGAACAGAAATACGAAACCCCAAGCCTCTTCTCCTGCAAGCATCGCCATGTTGCTGTAGACTGGACGAACAAAGACATTCCCAGGCCACAGTAGCAAAGCACCCCAGAAGAAAGCGGAGAAAGCAAGAACAATCCTTGATGCTATGAGGTCTGTATCCCACAGAGCGTGAGATACAGAGCAAATGACACGGTGCTGGCACCGGGGATTGGTTGACATGTTGGGTTCCTTTAGGCGTGACAGCGCCCTGAGTTAACCGATATTCTAACTCAGGGTCGATTTTGTAATAAGGGAGTTACTGAAAGGTGCGCGGCAACTGGCGGCGTGCGACCTCTTGCTCATAAGACAACCGGCAGTGGTCGGGTTGCCAAAAGAACAAGGTGTCGATGGCGCTGGCCGTCCATCCCCAGTACCTCTGCTTTTTCTGCCGCATACGGTGCGCCCTGCTGGACAGAGTTTCATCTGGAGCCCCTGCTAACAGAGAGTTAGCAAGTTGGTCCAGAGCAATCAGAAAGTTCAAGATGTAAGTCATGCTACAGTTACAGTAAAGACTGGGACGGCCAGGAAAGACTTGTCCGGTAGAGTGTAGACACGGTAGCCTGCTTTGAAGGCAAGCCTACCGTTGAGTAGGGGCTTACGAATCCACCACAAAGAGCCTTGGCGTTGCATACCAAACTCTGGACCCCAAGGTCTTTCCGCAGGTTCCCCAAAAGACGCTGCCAACCCGTGCAACCTGTTACGTATGCCTAACCAATACCACACACAGATAAGGCTTCCGAAACGTCTGTACACAGACTTAACAGTAGGTTCGTAAAGACCCCCAGGGAGTCTTTCATCAGGGGTCTCTAGCCAGCGTAACCATTTAGGCATGTCACCACGTACTGCAGGGTGGTTGTTGCTGCGGTCCAGGCTGAAGCCCCCGTCCCACCGAATGAAGGGCAGGGCTAGGAGCACAAACAGCGGAGCTAGCAGTGCTGCAAGTTGCAGAAATAGCGCAATAGCGATTGGCTTAATGTAGTTCATCGAGTTGCCGCGTCCAGGAAAAGATCGTCAAGTTGTTTGTCAGTCAGGCTCAAAAGTACGCCCATTGCAGCGACCAAGGAAGAATCCCTACGAACTCTAGGTGCGAACTCCCAGGTTTCTCTAGCTTCTTCGCCCTCAATCCCAGGCATAGCGGCGATGGCAGCTTTGACTGCGGCAAGGTGCCCGGCGTGCAGGAGAGCAAGTCTTGCTTGGACCATCTCTACGAAAATTGGGACAGGTTTTGCTTTCGGGGCGAGGTGGTCTGCAACCTCTCCTTCGGTCATAGCCAGCCAACCTTGCTGAATGACGGAGTCTTGTGAACCGTCAGACTCTAGGGCGGTCACTAGGCCTGCGGGTGTTAGGTAGTATTTCATGTGTTTACCTGAGTTCCAACCATTGGTTTACGTTTTGGGCGTGCATATTAATGTGGTAGTGGCTATTGTTGGGGACAATTGCACATACGGTGTTATGGTCATTACCTACAGACCCAGCAGGGTTGCCTGTAGATGCTATACGGACGTTATCTACATACAAGATAGGCCCACCATCCGGCCCCTGGCAAATAACAGAGACCATAATAGGCCGACCAGTTGTATTCCAGTATGCGGTGTTAATCGACCTACTCCCAGTAACATCCTGCCAGCTCTGCCCAAGTCCTATAGCACCTCCTGCGCTGTTAGCGTAGCCTGCGCTGTTTGCGTATCCAGCATTAGCCGCGTAAGCCACACTAAAGTTAGAGGGGTTGTAAACGTACTGGTCCTCTGGGTTGTTACCACCCCACATCCAGGTAGGTTGGCCTCCTTGGCCTGACCAGTTGAACCGCATAGGGGTAGAACTACCCCCAGCTCGGAGAAACGCTGCGTTAGTAGCTTCGTTGGCAGTTCCCTGCAGGTTGCCCGCAAGTCCCGCACAATGGAACCACCCGTCAGCGTCGAGGCTTGCTAGACCTCCTCCTGCAGCGTTGGCCCACAGATGGCACCCACTACCGCCGTTAACCGAGGGTCTGTAGAACATACCCCAGTTAGCGTCGTTGCTGTTAATGTGCCCGCTACCGTTACCACTATAGAAATACACAGAATTCTCCAGGCGAATCTCTTTAGCGTAAATGTTCCGCCAGTTGTTGCTCGCCCTTCCTAGGTCGTAGGAGTTAGTCGCCTGTGGGTACAAAGTCCCTGTGTTGTCGATGACAGTACGGATAACACCCACAGTTCCAAGTGCAATACCCTGGCTCTGGTTGTTTACCAGATACAGGTTGCTGTCTGCGTTCATCTCCAGCCGAGCGCCTACAGCTGCGTTGCCAGGACTGCGCAACTGCAGCAAACCGCCTCCACCCCCTACACCGTAAGACGTGAGAGTTGTGCCTGTAATGGTGTTCTCTGCCAAGATGTTGCCGAACGGTAGCAACCCCCAGGAAGTGCCGTTGTACTCCTCCCAGGCTTTTGACGACCTGTTGTAACGCTTGGCGTAAGTAGGCACTGCACCAGTAAAACTTGACTGCACACTGTCAAGGCCCACTGCGAGTGCCAGCAGGTTGGCCCGTATACCCTGCGTAAACTGCGTCAGATAGTTATCTGTCGTAGCAGGTTTTGTTACATCAAATGCCATATTAGAATCCTCGTGCGCTCCATGAAAAATCTCCACCTACGTCTACACCGGAAGTATTGTACAGCCTTACAGTGAATTGTGTAGGATTCGGCACACCAGCGTAGATGACAACTGGGATTTTTGGTGTACTGCCAAGGGGTTGCACAATAGGTGTGTCGGCGTCTAAGAATGCGTACTTAAAGTACACCACAGTACCGCCCACAGCAGCGACACCTTCGCCAGAATCGTTGCGGAGCTTGATACTGAGCTTGACGTTGATGCCGGTAACAGAAGCAAGGTTTGCGCCAGCAGTGCAGGTAAAGTTGAACCGTACTTTCAGATACCTAAATGCAGGCATAACTGCATTGCTAATCCCTGCTGGCAAGTCAACCCAAGCATCGCCAAGGTTTGTCTTGTAGCTAATGCTGCAGATTGCCGTAACCTCACCGTCAAGGTTTTGTGACATTAGGCTAACTGCTACTGTTGTAGAAGGTATGACTGCCTCGTAGTCAATTACTTCCTCGTAAGAACCGGTAGCGAGTCCCGGCTCTGGGTACAGGGGGTAACCTGCAGCAGTCTGATCGGCAGCAGTGCCAAAACCATTGTCAGAGTAGTGAGAAGCCCAGGTCTGGTTTAAGTTTACAGGGCCAATCCAGTTATTTGGACTGTCTTGGTAGAAGTTAACCCACGTGCCCGGGAAGTTGGTATTGTAGTCGTCCTGCAGGATGTAGTCTGGAGGTTGGTTAATCAGTGCCTGGATGTTCACCGCAGGGCCGTAGTTGTTAGCGCTGTCTACTGCGCTAATCCAGTAGACGTAAGTTCCTGCAGTTTGCTCAAAGATTGTCGTAAACGTACTGTTACCGTTAGAGCCTACAGGAAAACCTAGCGCCCAGGACACACCACGACGAACCTCATAACGGTCGATAGGCAGCTGGTTAGCGTCAATCGTAGGTGCAGTCCAGTAGAGCAGAGCATTGTTGTCAATAACTTCAGACCTCGCAGGTGCCACAGAGTCAGGCACGCTAATGCTAACTAGCACTGTGGCAGGTTCCCCAGCGTTACCTGCTGCGTCAATACCTGTGATGTACCAGTTCTGGCTACCACCGAAGTCAGCCTTGATTCGGAACCCCAGAGCCTTGGTACTGTCTACAAAAGTAGACGTAGCATAGGTTGCTCCCCTGCGAATTTCGTAGAGGTCTACAAGGAACTCGCTGTACGGTGTTTGCCACGTAAGAACAAGGTCTGTTCCTACGAGCGTAGAGAAGCCTACCGTAGCCACGGGTCCGCCAATCTGGATAGTGGCGATTGCTTCTGTAGCACTGTAGTTGCCAGAGGTGTCGATAGCCTTAATACGAACAATCCTGGAGCCCTTGATCTGGAGGTTCCACAGATAGTTAGAGCTGACAGATTGGCCTATCTTGGTGGAGGTTTCCCATGAGCTACCGTTAGTGCGCAATTCATAAACTGACAGGTCCGCGTCAGGGATTGGTGTCCAACTAATACGCACGCCTACAGGCTCAAAGGTGTAGCTTACGTTGCTGACGTTTGAAGGGGGTGCGGTTTTGCCGATTACCTGGGCCTGCACCTGAGTATTCCAATCGCTCACACCCGTACTTGTGCGGGCACGGGCACGAATGATGTAGAAAGCGTTGTCAGTTACTTCAGCAGTTACAACTGTTGTGTCAGAACCAGACACAACTAGCTGCGTCCATTCCGCCGAGCTGGTAGATAGGCGGTACTGCACCTCAATGCGACCCCCCTGCAGAACTGCACCGTCAGCAGACTGAGGCCACGAGACGCGCATACGACTGACCACTGTACCATCAGACTGCTTGAGCAACTCTGCTGTACCGCTTGCAATGGTTAGAGCTCCCACAGGAGCGACCAACCAGGGTTTCGGCAGGTTGGTGTTAATTGCGTAACCTTGCGGAAGGAAGCTGGCGTCTTGAGAAAAAATGGCCGCAGAAGTCTCTTTCAGAGTCAGAAGAATAGTACCTTCTGTTGTCCAGGTTCTACCCTGCACCGTAAACACCTTGTCAACCCACCCATAACGAGCGAGTGTCAGTGAAACGTTATCGAACAACTCAAGCTTGTAGGCGCTCAACTTAAACGGAATTTCTACCGTCAGCGGGTCGCGGGCATCTCGCATGAGAATACCGGCTACGTGCAGAGCCTGCGGAGCGTAACCAATCGCAGAGAACTGGAAGTCCTGCACAAGTTCTGCCCCGTCACGGGTGATGAGGTCTGCACCTACTAGGGGGGTCAGCGAAACCTGCTTAGAGTCCTGCCCCTGGTCCCAGATGACTACCTTGGCAGTGTTAAATTGCTGAGCCCTTGCACGATGTACACCTATCTTAATAGGTGTCTGCGTAGCGGAAGTGCCTGAACGGTTGACAACTGCAAGGTCTGCCTCTGTCAGGTTCATTACAGGGTTGGTGTAAACGCCTGCACGAACGAATAAGCTACCGCCAGCGAAAGCCCAGCTACCGGCCATAGCTGTAGCAAGTTCCGTAAAGGCTTCGTCACAGGCACCCCCATAAGGCTGAACCAGGGAGGCCCTGAACATAGGGTGGGTTACATGCGAAGCAAAACCCACAACCCACTGCGTAGGAATGTCACAGTTATTCGCAGCCGTAGAGATACGCGCGTCTTCTTCGGCAGTTACCGCAGCCTTACCAAAGAAAGAGCTTGTGTACAGCCACCGCATCATCAGTGCGGGATTTTCTGACCAGCGTGTCTGGCCATCTCGCGGGTCATATAGCTTTGCTCCGCGAACTACTGCAGAGATGGCTGGCAGGCCTGACGGGAACGAAGTCTCGTTAAAGGTCAACTTAGCTACAAGGTACGCCACACCCTGCACAACATGGTTGTCTCCCCACGCGTCGGGGAAAGCCGCCCTGAGCATAGGGTCTACAGTCTGACCGGGGGCACCGAGGTGGATGTTGATTTTTACGTTGCTGTGGTACTCGTAAATCTGGTAACTATAGTTGCCCGTGTCTTCGTAACCTTCTTGACTCTCCCCAGAACCACCTCCTCCGAGGCCTCTAAAAATCTTGTTTACGTTAAAGGCCCCTGCGGGAACTGCAGCAAAGCTAGGGGCTACACCGGAAGCAGTCGACCTAATGCTGTAAGGTTCCGAAGTAACCTCCCCATTGGCGTTCAACGTAACGAGTTCGTCGTTCAGGTATATAGCTTCTACAGCGTCAATCTCATGGCCTGCCAAAGCAATGGCCATGTACATGTCTTTGTTGTTCTCTCCTGTACTAGCTTTGTAGAACACCGCACCAGACTTGCGCACACGACCGAAGACGGCATCTCGCTTAGCCACGGTACTAGTTATATTAACAAGTCTGTCAGTCTGTGCTGCATTAGCCGCCTCCTTGGCCGCTTTCTTAGCTTTACGCGCACGGTCCATGCTATAGGCTGTGCTTACTATAACTATAGCTATCTGAATAGCAATAACATAGTTAGTTACTATCCAAACTACGACGGCTGCTGGCATCTTAGACTTTCCAAACGTGGGTGGCTTCTGACATACTGACTGTCATTATACCTTCGGCGGCTACGCAAAGAATGTTATCACCGTTGCAGATGCCCAAAGTGACCTCGCCCAAAGTCAGGAATGCAACAACATCACCCACGGCGGCGAATCCTGGCGATTTTGGAGCGCCTAAAACTTTGACAACTGCCTCATGTAGTGTCTGACCATCAGATAAAACCTGAATTGCCCTCAATGCTTCTTTAGCAGTTCGCACTGCACGCAATTCCGGTGGAGCGTAGTCCGTACCAGTGATAGCAATTAAGGCATCACACACGAAAGTAGTGCAGTCGTTTGTACCCCATGCAAAAGGTAGGTTCTTACGCGCTTTGTAGAACTCTGCAAAGTAGGTAGCCCAGTTAGTGCGGCGTGTCATTGGTAGTAGAAAGCCTTGGCAGGCCAAATAATAGGTTTATCAACTTGGTCAACAACGTACTTAAAAGCCCCGTCGTAAGGGTTAACTCTCGCTTGGTCCTCTACTGTGTATAGCCACGAGTTTCCTGATATTAGGTCTGCCGCCTTAGACTCTGCAGTTACTGAAATTGCACATGTTTCCCCGTCCTCGGAAATAGACATAATATCAAGTCTCCCTACCCACTCTAGGGGGGCGTCTAAAATTTGGTAGGTTTCAGAGTTTAGGATTGCTGTTCGGATAGTGCACACAGTACCCTGCACAAGGTTTGCCTCGTCTAGTGCTAGGGCTACTGAAGCCGCATCCCCAAACAACTCAAACGTCAGACCTTCGACCTCCCCCGGCTTGTCGTTGACGGGGCTAACTGTGCCAAGGCCTCTTGCACCTTTGTACGTGACTCCGCCAAAGTCTAAGTCCCAGGTTGAGGTGTTCAGGGCTACAGGTGTAGTAGAGAAAGCGAAGTAAATAAGTTGCACGATAGCCAACTGGCCGCTATTAAGCGCTGCCAGTGTAGGTGCCGACAGGTTCTTCATATGGCTTCTCCAAACGTAAACGAAGAGTCTTCTACAACTGCGCCGCTGTAGTTAACTCCCGAAGTATCCATCAGACGAAAAGGTACCGAGGGTTTGTCCCATATGACAGGTGTACCAGCGGCGCAGGCTTTGCGCAGGCGTTGGGCAAGTGCTACCTCTATCACACCTCCGATTGCTGTAGCATCCTGTCGCACCATCACTAGCATACCGTTGAAGCCTAGCATATCCCCCTCTAAGAGAGTGCCGTTAGCAGGAGACACACCTGTAATTCGCAGGTACTGCTCACCCTGCAGACGACTAACCTCAAGTGTCATACTGCCCCTAGCCGTGCCCGAAGGCGCAGGCCGCACGAAGTGGTGCAGGTTTACAAAGTTTGTCTGCCCACGCAACGCACCTATGAAGGATTCCAGTTTTGCGCCTGACTGATAAGACATAAGCTGAACGGTGGCAGAGCAAGTCCACCTGTCGTTCAGCATGTCCACCGCCTGCTCGCTTCCTCCAAAGTTGGAGGAAGCTACCCGCTGGTTAGTCACACTTTTAAATACACAGGTGCTTGGGATAAACACTGCTGGTAGGGCTATGATGCTCATGATGTGTAAGCTCCACCATATACTTTAGAGCGCTGAACGATTGCTGCCATACGTTTCTCAGAGTTGGCCACCGCCTCTCGGACAGTGGAGATTGAAGCTACATCACCGACGGTGAAGTTTTGGGTTACGTTGATTGTTTGGCCTGCCTCCGCAGAATCCTTGGTGTAAGGGTTCGCGTAGGGGTTGCTTGCTGCTGGCACGATACGTTCACCCTTGTGAATCTTAGCCATCATATCATAGGGGACGTAGTTTGTACCTACGTCAAAGCCTATTGGTGCCCTAAGCCCAATCCCGGAGCTGACACCGCTGCTGAGTCCGTAACCGCCAGAAGCTGCAACTATGCTGCTGCCGGCACCTAGGCTGCTGCCTGCACCTACACTCGTAGCACCAAGCAAGGAACTGCCGATGCTCAAGATAGAACCAAAGAGGCTGGAGCTAGCAGACTGAATTGCCATGCGGACTAGACCTTCGATCACCGAGTCTACCAAACTGCGAAAGCTCAGCTTACCCGTAGTGACGAACTTGACCAAGGCGTCTTCCATGTTTCCGTATGCCGTTGTGAACACTTTTTCAGTCTGAGCAGCAACGTCTTCATTATTGCGCATGTAGGTACGCATAGCGTTCGTTGCGGCATCGCCATAAGAACCATTGGCTTTAGCTGCGGCTGCAGCGTCGAAAGCGTTACCTGCAACAACACCCTTGTCGTCTACTCTTTTACCTGCAATTTTTTCGTAGTCCTGAATTAGCTGTCGCAGTTTAGCCATGCGAGACTCAAGGTCTGTCAGGGTGCCAGAGTTAGCTATCAACTCTCCCTTACCGAACAACGTGTCGTAAGAATCCTTTGCCTTAGCAAGCTCTGAGGTCAGACTCTGCAGGCCCTTGTCGTAGTCAGCCACAGCCTCTACGCGGGCTTTGTAGACCGCCACTTCCCTGTCGCCCATGCTTTTAATAGCAATGTTCATGGCGTTAACTGCTGCTAGCTTTTCTTCTGCGTCAGTATCTTTCTGCCAGAAGTCACGACTGCTAGCGGCAGCAGCGTCTAAGACTTTCTTAGTCTCCGCAACAGACGCCTGATACATCTTCTGCTGGGTCTGAATATCGTCGTCAAGGATTGCCTTGTTGGCGTTAGCCGCCGCTTGGGCGAGCATGGCCGCATCGTCTTTAGACGGCTTAGTCTTACCTTCCATCAAAGCCTTAATGTCCGACAAGGTCTGAATGCTCGCCCTTCTTACTGCTGTAAGGTTCGCGGTGGATGCCGCTTCCTGTGCAGCAACTTCGCTGTAGCGCCTGGAGGTGTCCAGAATAGCTTCAGCTTTATTTTTGATCCTGTCCTGCTCTTTCTCTAGGTCGGACTTGGGCGTGCTTGCGCCAGACCCTTTAGGGGTTCCACCTGTGAGTGTACCTTGCAAAGCTTTAATATCTGCGTCTGCCTTTTCTTTGGCTTTACGTATGTCCTCAGCTTCTTCCAAAGCAATCTTTGCATTCGCTTTGCCAAGTGCCATACGTTTGTCTGTCAGCTCCTGCTCAGATTTGATAATCCTTGCGTTAAGAACTTCGAGCGTCGAAGCCTGCATTTTAGCTTGTATGGTGTTACCTGGGGTTGCTTTAGCAACCTTGTCACGATCAGCCTTGGCTATGTCAAGTGCTGCCTGCGAGGCGTTGACGGATTCGCTCAGTGCTGCGAAAGGCGCTGCAGGTTGGCTGCGCAACTTCCTTAGCAAAGTAAGCTTTTCAATTTCTTTGTCGAACTGCTTCAAAGTAACCGCACCCTTGGAGACAGCTTCCGCAGTAGTCTCTGTAAGCGAAGTCTTAGCGGCATCCCTGCTTGTGTACCAGGCCGCAGCAAGCATCCCTAAACCCAAGATTAGGCCTGTAACAGGGTTAGCAAGAATCAAAGCTGCCCGTCCAAGCAGGCCCATAGATGTGGCCGCACCTGCGGCTGCCACACCGGAGGCTGTCAGGGAAGAAGCTGTACCCATGCTTACAGCGCTCATAGTCTGAGCCGCCAGGGTCGCTCTTTGGAAAGTTGCTGGCAACCCTGCAAGAACTACCGCTAAACCGCCCAACGCCGCCTGGGCCAGAGTGATAGCTTTGTACCCTACCCACAGCTGCAGGAAGGTAACAGCCACAGGTGTAACTGCGACTACCACGTCAAACAACTTACCTACGGCCGAGACCATCTGGTAGACACCCAGACTGAAAGACTCCGACTTCACGGCTTTGTCCAGAGTCTCGATGAAACCCTTGAACTTACCGGAGTTGACTTCAAAAACCTTGTCAAACACACTGACTAACGAACCTGACAACAGGTTCATAGCACCCTTCGTGGTGTCCATCAGACCTTTCTGAGCCTTGAACAAATCCACTTCTGAAGCTTTCTCTATGGTGCCAAGCATCTTTTCCAGGTCTACAGTGCCTTCACGGATAGCTGCAAATAAAAGCTTAATACCACGGTTGTTCGTCAACCGCTCCATGTACTGCATTTGCTGCTCAGGCTTAAACTGATTCAGGGCATTTTGAAGTTCTTTGATACCTTCGATGGTGGACTTCTGCGAACCATCTTCCTTAAACATCGTGAACTTCCAGGGCTTCTCCCCTACAGCACGAGTTTTATTGATCTGGTCAGCCATGTCGGCCATCGCCTTCTTAGCTGGGCCAAGTGGCGTGGACACATTACGCAGGAAGTTGATGAACGCCGTACCGCCTGCGCTGTCTTTGATGCCAGACTTAGCCAGAGCCGTCAGCAGAACCAAGGTCTCGCTCAAGGTCTTCTTGAAACCTGTGTTAACTTCGGATGCACTCTTAAGAGAGCCTGCAAGGTTCTCTACGTTTAAGGCACCTTCCTTAGTTGCAACAAACAGTTGAGCAGCCGTCTTGCCTGCGTCGTCAGACGACCGCCCAAACAGGTTGTTAGTCTGCATAACAAGGTCTGTCGAGGTTTTGAGGTCTACCATGCCTACAGTAGCCAGGGCTGCAGACGAGCGGACGACCTGGAGAGAACTTGCTACGTTGAGGCCCGACTGGCCCACACGCACCATTGCTTCCGCAAGTTCCTTCTGAGAGAACAAGGTTTCCTGGTCTATGTCCCTCAGTGCTTGACGAACTACTGCTCCCTGCTCCTTGGTTGTTTGGCCAAGAACTTCCATGAATTTGATGTTGTACTCAATCTCTGAGCCTGTATCATAAACCTTACGAGTCACATTACTGATCGCAGCGCCTGCAATTAGTGGCAGCACTCTGCCGTAAGTCAACCACATAGCGTCAAAACCTGACGCTACACCGCGCAAACCTGCATGTAGGTCAGCACTGTCTGCGCTCAGGCTCCGCATACTGCTGCCCATGCCCGAAAGCTTCTCACGGGCCGCTGCTGCCTCTGTGGCTAGAAGTCGTGTTGCAGAAGCTGAAGGAGTGACAGCAATGGCCTGTACGGGAGTGTTGGCATCGAATATTGAGTCTACCCTGCGCTGTGCAGCAAGCATCCTGCTGCTCTCCTCGTAAGCCGTTAACAGGTCCGCAGCGTTTTTCTTTACGGCGGCTACTTGCCTTTTACCATTCTCCAACGAAGTAGCCTGGTAAGCTTTACGAATAGCATTTTCAGAAGCAGAAGCGGCTTCTAGTTTTTGCAGACCTGACTGCAGAGCATCAACTTCCATTTGAAGGTAGCTGTCTCTTGAAGGCCTAGCCGGTAAGTTTGCATCAGGGGTCTGCGCAGAGGCGAAGAGCTTGTCAGCAAGGTTTTGCGCATCCTTCGCTTTTTGCGTGACAGACCCTACCCCATATAGCTTCGGTGTCTCAATCGCTAGCTCCATACTCAGCTTCTGAGTCCGCATGTAAGCCTGCATCTCGGTCATCAGGGCTTTGAGGTTACGTGTAACCGCCGTTTGACTGCCAGACGCACCAATCTTGCTAAGCTCTTTTTCGGCTTTCTCTGCAAGCTCCTTGACTTTAGCAACGCCAACGGTAGACAGTTGTTGGAACTCTTTGGCCAACCCTGTGAGGTTGCCCTTGTCAACTTTCTGCACCATCAACAACAACTGGTCGAGCGCGTTCTCCAGGTTCTGAACCTGCTTAACTGTGCCTGCCGTGTTAAAGTCGAAACCTTCTTCTGCTGCCATTTGATGCCTTTAAAAATCGCGTGCCGCGATTTTAATTCCAACCAAAGAAAAAGCCCGCATCAAGCGGGCTTCTCCTGTTGGGCTTCTCGTGACTTGGCTACTTCTGTTAGCCATGCTGCGTCAATCTTGGCTATTTGCTGCCAGAGGTTTGGAATCTCTAGTCGGCTATACCCGTGGGCAAGTCCCCACATGCAGACCTCGCTAAACGGGATAGGCTCTGGGCCACCAAAACTGTGGTGCCTAGACCCTGCAAGGTCTTTCCATATCCTGTAAAAGTGTAGAAGTTCACTGTCCAGTGCGGGTCTGTTCTTGAGTGCGTCTGGGGTGGTGCCTGTCTCTTCTTCCATTGCTAGAAGAAAGTCTATCTTCCCGCCCCAGCGGTTTTGCCACTCAAAAAGTTCGCTTAGTTTTTTTCGTCTTCTTCGTCTTTGACCAACTTGTAGTTCTCAAAGTTGTCAGCGGCAGCTTTCACATCTTCCAAGAACTGCGCATGGCTCAGCAGGGTCTTGGCATTCTCTTTCGAGTAAGCAAGGTTTTGGTCCTTGTATTTCACTTCGCCTTCCCAGCCCAGCAGGATGGTCTCAGCAAAAACACGAACCATCAACTCCTTAGACTTAGCCTTGGCCTCAGGAGTCTTACTATCCAGAACAGCCTTGTTCTGCTTGACCAGCTTGGTAATGAGGCGGGCGAAGTCTTCGTTGTTGGAACGGGCGATGGAGAACAGCTTCGCGCCCATACGGGGCAGCGTAACTTTTGCGCCTTTTTCTTCGGCTACTTCGTCAGTAGCGTAGGCGGCAAAGAAGTCAATTGCGTCGGTCATTTGGAATCCTGTTGGTTGTTGAGCCGGTATCGTAACACGAAAAAAGGCCTCGGTGTTGCCACCGAGGCCAAAACAACCAACTCACCTACCAGGAACTAAGTGGACACTTAGACAGCGACGCCAATACGGTCAATGAAGATAGACTTACGCAGAGCGGCGTTTGCGTTACCGCTGTCATTCAAACCAGTCATGTCAATTGACACCATCTGGTCTTGGTCTTTTGCAGAGGCATTCGTCTTGAAGGACGAAATGTTGCAAATTGGAATCGTGAAGATGTAGCCGTTACCAGCGTTGTCGGTAGAGCTGAAGATCAGGCTCGTGTTGACGTTCTGGCGGAACTTGGTGAACAAGTCCTTGTTGGCGAAGTACACTTCGAGTTGGCCAGTCAAGTTGATCGTGCCGCTACCGATAGCTACTGCGCCCAGAGTGCCGACTGCTTCCTGCGAGCGCAGAGCGTTGTCATAGCTCAGAGACACAGACTTCACGAAAGTGCCGGTCAATGGTACTCCGTCCATCCACACGGCGTTTGTTGCACCGCCAACCCCTGAGTGAATGTCGTAGTTTGCGGGTGCAATTGGAGTGCCAGGCAGCAAGGTCGTGTTGCTCTCCAGGCCAGACTTACCCATGAAGTCAAAGCTCAGATCACTCAGTGCCCCAGACGCCACCTTAATGTCCACTTTGGAAGGGGTCATGCCGGTGTAGGCAATGAACACACCAATGTCGGTGTTGTTACGTTCGATGGTCCAGCTAGACTGGGTAGTACCATTAGTCAGCCGTGCCGACTGAATCTGGATGCTCTCGCCTGCGCTCACTGCGCCGGGGGTGTTCGGGTCAAGCGTGATGACCGTAGCGGTTGGGGCAGTCACAGTGCTGACACGCAGGATTTTGCCGTTGTTAGCGCCAGCACTAACAATGCGGAACCACTGGCCGGGTTGCAGCAGGGTGAACAGGTTCACACCCGAAGTCGCAGCAGACGCAGTAATCAGAGTCGCACTGACAGAGGTGGTGGCAGTAGCTGCACCAACGCCGTTCGTGCCAAACTCAGCAAACGTGTTTTGCAGAGTCGATTCCAGGAAGGGCTCAACAGAGTCGTAAGTCATTTCCATGGTCAGACCGCCAGAAGACTTGGCAGTAACAGGCACCACACTAGACACGGTACGAGTGGCGTTGATTTCCTTGGAAGACTCCTTGGTGATATCGAATGAAAGGGTCTCGCCGGTTACCCGGAGATTGAGGGGGTTGCCCGTGTTGGGGGTCACGCCAAAGATGGCTTCCTTGATGGCGCGGACGGCTACAGAACTGGATGAGGCTAATGGCATGTGGATGCTCCGTTAAATGTGCTTGAGTTTAAAGGCTGTCAGCTAGACATGTATGACACTTTGTGATTCTGCACTTTCCATCTTACACTCCGTAGGTTTTGTCATACCAAAAAGGTATGAGCGCAGGGGTGTAGTCCCAACCTAGTTGGGTCTGTGTGCGAGAAAAAGAACTCATTAGAGTTCTCACACCCCCAAGTGTTTTCTTTTGTAGGTGCGGGTAGAAAAACTCAAGTAGCTCGTTGGCCTGTTTAGTGCCTGAGCCTTCTTTTGTTGCGGCAGCAATGTGTATCTGCCCAATAAATCTGTGGAGGGGGTCGTCAGATACGTTAACCTGCTCGGCACCCAAAAGGAGTATCCGCACCTGTAAGAACGGATTTTGCTGTGTACGAGTATCCACAAGGATACGGTTGTCGTACTCAACCACCAAGGGGTAAGAAGTGAATGCAGCAGCTCTGGCTTCTACGGCCGTGACAATACCTTGGCGAATTAGCTCTAAGCTCATAGCTTTCCTAAATATTTAAACTTTGTGTTAAGGTAGGCTACTACACCTTCTGGTGGAGAAATCAAATTCTCTGGACGGAAAGTAATCTGTCCGCTAGCAAGCAGAGGTGCTGTAGGCGAGTAGTTGACCAGACGGATTATGCTATTCCATTTAACGTAAGGCAAAATTACGTCTCTGGAATATCCCAGAGAGTCTGCAATTACCTCTACGTCCCCCGCCTGCTTTCGTTCCCCTACAGGTACAGCTTTCCAGTTGTAACCTGGGGGCTTAAACTTGTTGTCGTAACTGCCCTCTTGCCGGTTAACCTCAAGTTTCCAGTTGTAGGCGTAGTCTCCTGAAAACTGCGGGCTAACCCTCACAGCTTCCTTAAGCACAATCATTGCCTGTCGACGCACGTACTCAGTAGCGCTAGCCTTAATCTTAAGCTTAGCGCTTTCTGTCTTGGCTTTCCATGCGTTGATGTTTTTTATCATTGCCTGCGGATGTGGTACTTCCAACCATCGAGTTCCGCAACCTTGTTTTGGACTCTCCAACCTGCTCCTGCAATAGCCAAACTTTGCCCAACCTGCAGCTCTACAGCAAGGACTAGTGACATATCTCCTGCCAGCATCTTTGCGTCAGCTTGTGAGGAATACTCAAAAGCTTTGTACAGGTTGAAAAATATGCCATCTACGACGGTCGTGCCGCCTGTGTAGCTATCACTGATCGGGTCGTAAACCCCAGAGTTTGCAAGTGTTACGGGTACGAGAGCAACTGCGTCCAGGGAATCGCAGCTTGCAAGTCCCATGCCGTTAATGTCTCTGTGCGACTCCCTGACCCTGAGAAACTCAGAGCCTATACGGATATAGCTGTTCTTAGTTGGCATCTCAGCAAGGTTCATGAACACGTTGTAGAACTGGTCGTACTGTGCATCCGTCACGGTGTTGATCGTGTTCTGCAGGAACACCCTGTGCAGGCACAGGTCCACGCCTGCCGCGCTGTTGCAGACCTGGGCAGGGGTAAGGGCCTGCCCAACGTCCGTGACCCTCTTGAGCCAGTACGTCGTTCGCACTGTTACATTTTGGAAGGCGTCAGACGTGCCGTCGCCAACAATCCACTTACCGCCAATAACGGTAAGAACCCTGCGAGGAGGGATAGTAAGGTCAGGGTGCAGGGATAGGGTTCTACGTTTAGACGTAGTGCCATCAATAGCAGCTTCGTCAAACGTACCAAACTGACCTCTGAAAAGGTACTGGTTAGAGTACCCATCGTAGAGGTCTGTGTCGTCAAACCACGTAGCTATGTCAATGAACTCAGGCATTGGTGACAGGGTCCACAGAAAGGGAAGCGGTTAGCATTGTGGTAAACCGGCTAGCAGTAGTTACCGCGCCAGCCGAGCCGTCAAGTGTGTTGAACGCGGCTGCAAGTCTCAGCCTTAGCGCCTGCATCATACCATCTACACCGGAGGCTACAGACATGTAAGCATCCCGCTGACGTGTAAAAGATGCCCTACCGTCAGTGACCTCCAGCACAGCAAACATAGGCAGAGACACCAGCAGTTGTTTAGCTATGAGGTAGGGCGCGTACAAGGAGACTAGATCAAAGAACCTAGCCTGCTGCGCTGTGCGGTCACTGGCCGGTAGGGCAGAAACTGTAGTGAATAATGCGGGGATGCCTTGAGCTATGTCTTCTAAGCCCATAGTAGCAACTGTGTAGTAACCTCTAACACTGAGAGTCGCGTCTGTCAATTCCAGACTATTAACTCCGAGGATTGCCCGGACTTCTTCAGGAGTCGTGTAAGCTCTTAGCATTGAGGTTTAACTCCTGTGATGGTGCCAGAAAGAATAATCTCCCTGGAAGCTGTGATAGCTTTGCAGCGCAGGACGTAGCAGCTTCCAAGAACTGCGTTCCCTACAGCCTGATTAATGACCTGCCCGTCAATCTGCGGACTGCCAATTTTGAAGTTGGAAGGGTTGGAGTCTGTGCCGTACATCAAAACAACTTCTGTGGAGGCCGCAAGGATTGTTTCCCCTACCAACTTAGAGGCAAAGTCGAAAGAGATGACGTCTTTCTCCCCTACGTCCAGGGGCTCCAGTGTTGTGCTAACTCTTGTCATGACTTTACCACCCGTCTTCCTGTTGTTGATCTGACTACTCTAGGGTAAACACCTCGTAGCATAACAGCTACTTCTAGGTTCACTACCCCTGAGACTTTGCCATAAGTTGCAGTGAGCATTGCGATCTTGGTAGCAATGCTTACCGCCGTAGAGGGCTTGCTGGCACTGTTATATGCCAGTTGTGCTCCTGTTGCCCCCAGTGTAACAGAGGAGTCGGCAGCGCTCGCGGAACTGTAGGCCAGCCTTACAGCAGTCTGCAGTGAAGTCACTGTGTTATTCTGCGCTGACGCAGTGCTACTCAAACGTACCTGGGTAGTCAGAGCTGCGGTACTATTGTTACTACTGACAGAGTTTACGGCTAGCCGTACAGAAGTAGCCAAAGAAGCCGTGCTGTTATTAACAGCAAGGGAAACTGTGGCGATTCTTACAGCAGTTGCAAGTGCAGCAGTGCTGCTGTTGACTGTGCTAGAGCTGCTAGCAACCCGCACAGCAGTGGTCAAACTCGCTGTGCTGCTGTTAATTGACTGGCTGGCATAAGACAGACTTACAGCGCTGCCGTCTAACGTCACAGAGTTGGAGTTTGCCGACTGCGAGACATAGGCAAGTCTTACTGCGGTAGTCAGTGCTGTTGTGCTACTGTTAACCGTGGTACTGCTAGAGGCTACTCTTACTGAAGTGTTTAGTGCTGCAGTGCTGCTATTTGTCGTAGTAGCGCTGGAAGCTACAGCAATTTTCGTCGTGAGGTTTGCTGTAGAAGAGTTTACTGAGACACTGGTAAAAGAAAGCGCAGAGCCAATTGCCAGAGTAACAGAGTTACTGTTCTGGCTGACGCTATTGCTACTCAGCCGAATGGCCGTAACAAGTGCTGCCGTGGAGGCATTAACCGTTGTGGAGTTGCTAGCGACTCTAACAGAGGTGGTAAGAACTGCGGTGGAACTATTGACAGTCGCAGAATTACTCGCCAACCTTACTGCAGTAGCAAGGTTTGCCGTGGAAGAGTTTACGGTGGCGCTGTTGCTTGCTACACGTACAGAAGTGGAGAGGGCGGCTGTAGAGGAATTTACCGACGCACTGACCCAGGCGAGCGGAGTGGCATCGCTAACGGGTTTGGTTAGCCAGGCATCCCTGCGCAGCCTTACCTGCGGCTGCGGGGGTCGTCGGTAAATAGCCACGGCTTAGATTTCGCGGTAGATGATGCCGAAAGTCCAACCAGTCAGAACTGCGGGAGCTGCAGGAAGGTGCAGACCAAAGCCTGAAGTGGAGCCTGCGTTCAACACTACACGTTCTTCAGGGGTGGGAATCCAGACCCAGCCAGAAAGGATGTTAAATGCGTCAGGCAGAAGAATGGTCTTAGCGCCAGCACCTTCTGCAGAAGCGTTAATGCCGCAGGTTCCTGCTGCACCTGATGTTCCACCTGCCAGAAGTGATGCAGGGTCGTTCTGCTTCAACTTTACAGGCGTAGCGGCTGTCAGAGTTGGAAACGCCGCAACTTGGGTGTTCAGTTGTACCCTTTGCTGGGCACTGGCCGTACTACCAGACTGGGACACCCAGGCTCGCAAAATCTCAATAGAGGCCGTAGCGCCTGGGGTGAGAAAGGCCAAAGTTACTGGCTGGTTTGCCAGGGTGACGTTTGAACCGGAGAGAATGTATTCGCGTGACATTTGAAAGTTCCTTATTGTGCAAGTATAGGGCCGATTACTGGCTGCATGTTTCGTAAAAGTGGACTACTACCAGAAACTGAACCTGCGATTTCCCAGGCTCCTGGAGTCGGTGCAGTGAGGCTTCTTGGTTGAGCCATAATGTCTAAATCGTTTGTATAGGCTTGGACTCTTACACCAGCCCCTGCTAAAACAGAAGTAGCCGCAGGACGTACATCTAGGGTTAGGCTAGCAGCGTTGGTAAGCTCAGTAACCACTGGCACATTGAGCAGACTGTTCACTCCAGGGGCTGACGCATCAGAGGAGACGTTATTACTTGACTGTGCAGAGTATGTGATAGCCTTAAAACACTCCCCAAAAGGTCCTAAAACGACTACGTTCTGCATCAAGGGTGAGTTTGGGTAGTCGTAGTGAACCCCAAAACCTGCGGCAGGTAGGTCAGCAGGTCTAATTAGCGTCATGTTTATCAGGGCACAGTTCCCTGTTGCACTGATAGCCCGTGAGCCTCCTCCAAGCAATATACTTACGCAGTTAACTGCTGAAGAACTGGCGTTGCCCATAAAGTAACCCTGCCCACCATCGCGCCTACTCTGAAATAGGCACTCTGAGAACCTTTGGTTGCTGCCAAACATACCTCCAGGCTTAAAGTAGTTGCTAGGGTAACTTGTGTCGTAAAAAAACTGGACACCCTTAACCTTGAAAAAGGAGGTATCGAAGGTCAGCTGATTCTTGTAGTTGCCCTGCACACGAAAGCCAACCCCGTTAGCTATGTCATAGCGCAGAGCATTCGTCAGCTTATTTACATTGTCAGTGAATGAGTGCCCAGTGGCGCAGGTCAGGATAGGGTAGCAGGCAGCACTAGATGTAATACCAGACACAGTTAGCGTATCCGTAAACTCCGAATCGTTATAGCACTCCCCGTGCCATATCTGATCTACAGCGACAAGGTCTGTGGGGCACGCGGCAACCCAGGCGTTGACTGTGCTGTAGTCCCTGCCTGCAGTGCCTATGCTGTGAACTATGGTCGTAGTCATTCAAATATGTTGGGGTCAGCCAACCTCACTTTTTCGACCTTGAGTGCCAAAAGTTTCTCAGGGCTCATAGAGGCTTTGAACAGAGGGTTGCGCCTTTTAGGGTCTTCCAGGTTTGCGACTACACCCGGAAGACCTTCCAGGTCCAATTTAAACGCCCTCAATCTCAGCATTTTGCTGGGGTTGGTAGGGTCTGTGTCTAGCTCAGGTCCCAAAAAAGCGCTGGCCTGCGACACAGTTACGCGTGGGACCTTAATAATGCGGAACAGTGGGTTGACTAACTCCTGCTTCCCCCAAAGCCAACCGTCTGGCCGTATAGCCACAACGTCGCCACGCTTGTACTGCTTAGCGTCCAGGTACGGGTCATCACTAACCTTATCTAAAGCCAGTACAAGAATTTCGCACATTACAAGTAGCCTTCCATCCAACCGTCGTAGGGTTGAACAATCTCCCCTTGAGGATTCCTGTGAGCGTAGATACAATGACCCATGCTGCCATCTTCAAGTGCTGTCAATCGGTGCAGAACCCCTGCTTTAATCAACACCCAGTTGTGGCCGTCTTTCGCCGACTTAACCGCCGACTGCTTGACAGAGCCGTCTACATTTAACGACTCAATCTTCAGGGTCCCACGCGCAACATAGGTAGTATGGTCGAAGTTGTGTGCGTGCCCGTCAATGACCTCCCCTGCTTTCAGGAAGGCCATCTCACGAATGAAAATATTTCCGCTGACGTACTCCATCACTGCACCGCCAGTTGCTTTTCTCGGACAACAGCCAGCACACCCAGCATCACCATAGCAAGGCTAGTGTCTGCTCCTAGGGCTGACCCGTCCTCCAGGTTCACCAGGGGGATGGGGTCCATTGCGTCATTCTGCAGGTCTAGGGTGCTGGAAATAGGCTCAAGGTCTTCTAGCTTACGCACCGAACCGTCGGCCATCTTGACAGCCAGACTTTGCTCAATCGCCACACTCGGTAGTTGGCCGTTGTCTGGGTAGTTGATCGTAATTCGGTGCGCCCGAACATAGGGCACACCAACCTGAGAGGCATCATAGTTGGTGGTCATAGCAGCTCTTAGTTGTCCAGGGTGTACACAGCGCCAGCAGCGGCGATGGTGGGAGCAGGGTCACCGCTGTTAACGGTTTTTGCGGCAGTCAACGGGCTGACCAGCATCATGTTACCGCCAGTAGTCGCATCGTACACTGCCGAAGCCCACACAAACGAAGGGCCTGAAGTGGGGGCAGAACCGAAAGTCACCACACCGTTATTGCTGGTAGTCGTGGCAGCTGTACCGGTAGAAGCGACGGTTGTGCCTGCACCTTGAGTACCCGCCCAGTTGGCAAGTGTTGCTGCAGTGTTCGCACGGGCGTAGCCAGAGTAGGCAGCTTCGACGCATGTGCCTGCACGCATGGCGGCTGTTTGCTCTGTCAGAGTTGCCGTACCATCGACGATGGCTTCGTTCATGTTGCCAGGGAACAGCGATGCTTGCGCAGCGGCCGACGTACCTGCAGTCGTCACCTTGTAGAGGTGGGTCTTACCATCGTTGGCAGTCAGCGAAAGGGTGTCGTTGAGTGCGTAGACAGTGGAGTTAGCTCGTGGGCCGCGAGTAGACGTCAGCAGGCCAATGGAGAAAGTAGCGGCGGGGAAGGTGTAAGCCTGGCCACGGAACAACTGGTCCAGAAGCTTGTTGCCGAAATAGGAAGTGAACTGCATGTTTGGTCCTTGTTACTTGGAGGGTTTTACTGGCGTTTCTGGCGCAGCTTTGGGCAGCACTAGGGCTGGTTGGGTTTTGGTCCAGTCGGTGACTTCAGCCTCAGTGTCTACCAAGGGTAAAAACACGACATTGCTGGTGGGGTCTACAAGTCTGAAGGGGCACTTGTTGTAAATCGCTGGCATAGGGTTTCCGTAAAGGTTGGATTTTACCTCTCTAGGCATTGGAGGCCTAGGGGACTTACTTACTGTTGGCAATTGCTGAAGAGGACTAAAAGACCTGTTTTAAGTAGGTCTTTTAGTGCAGTGGGTCTTACCTCACCGGCAGGGGATGGGATTACTCTGTCGGAACTTCTGTGCCCACAAGGCGATACTTGCCCTCTTCTGTGCGCTCCCAGCCATACAGCAGCTCGGTTGTGCCCTCGGGGTGCAGCTCGCGGAACATCTGGTTCGACGCTGCTTCTGCCTCTGCTTGTGTGTCAAAAATCATTACATTACCTCCTGTGCTTGTACTTGAATCATCCAGCGGATTGTGTTTGTGCCAGCGCCTGTTACGTTGATTGCGAGAGCCCCGTTGGTGGTGTCAGCCGCTGCGGCTACGACCCAAGCGGAGGCACCCGCGTCTGCGAAAGAGCTGACTACAGACGAGTTAACCAGCACTGTTGCCGCAGCGTTAGCGCCCCGGCGAATAAGCCCCGTGACTTCCCACTCTTTAGTCACCAGCGCTACAGCATCAAATGCCACGACTTGTGCAGTAAATCTAACTGCGGACAGACTGCGGAGCGCTAGCTGATTTGTAGCTGAGCCGCTAGCTGCATCGGCTGTGGCCCGTGTGAGTGTTGCACCTACTGTGGACTGCCGCAGGCCTGTGCGTGTACTTTGGTAGCGGCCCAGTGCGTCGGAGTTGTGGCCGAAGGCCACTTGTCCGGCGACTGAGTTGGTATTTGCGTATGCACCACCAACGGTTATTGTTCTAGTACCTATTGCCTGGTTTGCGTACCCACCTATTGAAGCCGCACCAGCTCCATTTGAATAACAGTTATCTCCCGCAGCCAAGGCCGCTATTCCGTTAGCAGCGGACAAGACTCCTGCGGTAAATGTGTAATCCCCAGCCGAGAGATTACCGTTGCCAACGGAGTAGGACCATTGCCCTGATGCAGTATTATTCCTACCGAATACCGTGCTGTAGTTACCGGATGCTGTGTTATCCGAACCCGCAGCGAAAGATTGCACACCACTGGCTACTCTTGTAGCCTGCGAGCGCTGTAGCTGCGAATCCACCGCGCAAGTGCCTCGCTTATTCCCGCCGTACACAGTGCCGTCTGGTATAGCCAGCATGAAACTGCCTGTACTGCCTTTCGGGACAACAGCAATATCAATATTCGCTGACGCGCCGGAGGCTAGCAGTGCGTCTACTGGGACAGAAGCGTTAGGGGCTGTGGAGACTTCGGATTGTGTGAATGTGCCAGCCCCTGACACCGGAGTAAACACTGCGGAGCCATTAACACCTTGCAGGGCGCACAGTTGCCCTGTGCCCTTGTTGGTCAAGGTGCTGCCTAGCTTCGGCCTGTAGCCGTCCGAAGCTATCGCCACGTTTATTTGCGCGATTTCTGCACTGGTGTACTCACCCAGGTATCGTTCATCGCTGTCTAGGTTTTGACGTAAAAAGTCTAAAGATGCCACTGGAACTTCTCCTGTTTAAACTAATAAAGAAAAGGCCCCAATCGGGGCCTTTTCTTAGCTAACTATGTTCACGAGATTGTGAGCACGTCAAAAGCACGCGTATCGGTGTCACCAAAAGTCCGGTAGCAGCTTTCCGAATAGTCGAACCTCATGGCCGTGCTACGACGCAGGGCAAAAGCCTCACTGGCGCTGTAGGTTGCACCAACGTTGGTCACACGGGTGATAGCCTTGCGGGAATCAAGCGCCCAGATCGTGTTAGCTGGTACTGGACCACCTTCGGCTGCGGAGTCAACGATGAAGAACTTCACGTTGTTGCCGAAACCTACGTTCACTTGGTTAGCTGGAATGGCTTGTGGGTCAATCACAGCCAAGCGTGGGTCGTAAGCCACCGTACCTGGACGACCGGCGCGACCTTCAATCTTCAGGTAGGTGTCAATGTCGCAGACGATGTAGTCGATGTTGCGGAACTTGCGGTTACGCGCCAGGAACTTCACCCAGGCCTTGTGGGTCAGCACACCACCGGTAGCAGCAGCGTCCAAGGACGTGCTGGTCACGGCAGCAATAGCGCCAACTACGAGGTCGTTGTCACCCGAGAACAGTGCGCTCAGGTAACCGTAGACGCGTGCGTCCTTTTCCACCTGCATGTAGCGAGCTACGCTCAGGGCCACAACGTCAATGGTCAAGGCTGCGCGGGCTTTATCGCTGAACTCGATACCCATGCCAAAAGCGGGCAGGGAGCGAATGCGCTCGGCGGTGGACAGGCGCAGCATTGCGCCGGGTTCCGCAAACTCCGTCACGCGCTGGGCACGGGCTTGTTCAGGACCGCCAACGGTCTGGTACGAGATGACAGGCTGGATGAAGTTTTCGTTGGGGATGGACATTTCTTGGCCAACCATCTGATCGAACACCACGGTGTCCGTATCACGGTCCTTAGCCAGAATGTCTTCCACCATGTCCACGATAGCAGCAGGGTACAGCGAACGAGCAGCCACACCGAATGGCGAACCACGGTCAGAAGCGTTGTTCATACCAGCGGCTTGCATACCAGCTTTGCCATCCAGAATGTCATTCACGGTAGCTGCGCGGATACCGAAGTCATTCGCACCGGGCAAGATCAAGCCCTCCGAAGCGCACAGCTGTTTGAAGGCCGAACCCTTAGAAGTGTCAGCGTTCATGTACTGACGGTTGATGTAAGTGGGGACAGACATGCCGGCATCAAAAGAGGCCTTGTGAATGTCAGCGGAAATTTCTACGTGTTGGGCAACGCCGTCACGGTCAAGGAAGAAAGCCATTTGTTAAACTCCTGAATTTGGTTATTGATTACAGCTTTTCCAGGCACAGACGAGTGCCGACAGCGCCAGTACCAGCGGTGCCCAGACTCACGACGCGCCAAGCGTGACGGACCAGGGTTTGGGACGTGGCCTTGCAGACTTTGGGGTAAGCAGCCAGAGCCGTACCCTTAGCCGTCAGCGTACCCACGACAACCAGATCACCCAAAGCGATAACGCCGGTGCCTGGGGTACCTTGCAGGCCGTCAGCAGTGGCGAACATGTAGCCGTTACCTTGGCCGGTAGCAACACCACCAACAGTGTAGCCAGCGGAAGTGCCAGACTCGACTTGGGTGATGACGCCTTCGATGGCATCACCAGCAACTGCCAGCACGTACTGGCTTTCACCAGACAGCTTCACAGCTTTGCCGACTTCCGTGTCGGTGTATTTGTCGGCAGGGCCGGTGCCCAGACGAGCGGCAATCACCTTGCCAATTGGCAGGGTGGGCACGATGAAATGATTTGCGGCCATGTAGATTACTCCTTATTTGGCTTTTTGGGTGGATGCGACGGCTGCAAGAAACATAGGATTCACTGCAGCTTTAGCCTTAGTGGTATCCGTGGTGGTGGCAGCCACACCGCCCACCTTAAACTTGGACTGGAACAAGGCGCTCAGACGGCCGTGCTCTGACAGAACTTCCGCAGGCGACAGAGCGGCAGCGGTGTCCGCAGACATACCGAAGTGCAGACCCATAGTCTTGACCGAAGCGCGGGCGATTTCAATCGAACCTTGTGCTTGCAGCTTCAGAGCAGCCAACTCAGTTTTGGAAGTAGAGGCTTCCATACGAGCAGTCAGCAGTTCCGCTTGGGCGGTTGCCAGCATCGACTGCAAAACAGTCAGAGCGTCTGGAGCAGCGGCGGCAGGGGCGGCGTCTGCCTGGGCAGGCGTTTCAGGCACTACTTCAGCGGCTGGTGCAGCGGCATCGGCTGCAGCGGGCAATTCAATGCCAGCAGCCATTGCGTCGATCTGTTCTTGGGAAAGGGGTTGAGGCATGTGGGTTCCTTGAGAATTGGCATGATTATCGGCCATAGAAACAAGGTTTGCGTCTGCTCCTGCTTGAACATAGCCGTTGTTGATAGTTCCTTGGGCTGGTCGGGACTTTTTATCCCCCAGCTTTACAGCAGCAGCGAAGGCATCCTCAAAGCTACCTACCTCGTCAATAAGGCCAGCTTTCTTTGCGCCTTCCGCCAGAAAGTCCACACCTTGGCCGAAGTTCTTATCTGCGACAGCAGCCGACACGCCCCTGCAATCTGCAGCGTAGTTCAAGAATATGTCGTACATTTCTTGTGCCCTAGCCTCCAGACCTTGCCGGGCTTTATCCGACAAAGCCTCATACGGAGTAGCAAGCGCCTTCTCTGTACCTGCACGAATGACCGTCACTTTGATGCCTGCTTTTTCAAGCATCTCGGACTTGTCTGCGTGCACCATGATGATGCCAAGGCTTCCAATTTCTGCAGTCTCTGCTCCGTAAATCTTGCGGCCTGATACGCCCAACCACAAGCAGGCGCTACCCATAGTAGCGCCTGCATAGGTAACTACAGGTTTAACCTTGTTCACACGACGAATCAGTTGTGCGGTTTCGTGGCAACCTGCCACAGCACCACCGCCGGAAGCCATGTTCAGGAGGATGGAGGTAACTTCTGGCTTAAGCAACGCCGCAGTCAGTGCGTCACGAATGTCGCTGTAACCGCACTGGCCAAAGTACAGGCCCCAACCTGCATTCCCAGGAACGAGAGAACCTTGGATGCTGATGATACCCACACTGCCTTGCACTTCCAGCAGTGGTGGCAGACTAGCTGGTTCTTCTCCTGCGTTCATGCGAGCTTCAGCTTTTGCAGAAGCTTCGATGCTTGCTTCGTAAGAGGATTGGCTACCCAGCCAGAGGGATAATTTATGAGGCATACCAGATTCTAACTACGTTGCAGCTTTATTGTTCTGGGACTTCACGCCTTTTGGCTGGTCCGAAGACATTGCACTGTTGTTGGAAGTCGGGTTACCGCCTGTTTGGGCAGTAGAAGACTTAAACATAGTACCACTTAAAGGTGTGAAACCTGCTGGAGGTAGGTTACCAGTCAACAGTATGCAAGCCTCCTCGTCAAGCATGTAACCAAGGCTCGTAAGCTCCAGGATGCGGGACTGTTGGATGGCCCTGAAAGCCTCAAGTTCTGCCTCGGGGCGTAAGTCTATCGCTGCGTAGGTGAACTCCACGTAGCAGTCTTGGCCCAGCAAACGCACAGCCACGCTCAGGGCTCGACTGTACATCTCATTAAGCTTCACCCGAATACCGTTAGCCTGTTTAATGTACAGCAAGCTCTCTGTGGACGAAGCCATACTGTTGCTGCCGTGCCCCAGGATAACAGGCAAGGTCTTTGCGCCAGACGCAAGTTTTCCGTTCAGCACGCCCTGAATCTTTTGGATGATCGCAGAAGGGTCCCCACCTCCGTCAATGTAGCTGTATTTCACTGTGTCGTAAGTGACATAGCTGTCTTCCGGTGCCGAACCGTTGATAGTCGACTGGATTTCTTCGAGCAGTGTGGTGTAGTAAGCAGCACACTTGGCAGGGTCTTGCAACACATCCGGTGGCATCATCTTCTTGACTTTCTCAAAGTCAATAGAAGCAACCGTGCGTGGCAGCACAGCACGCTTGAGCGCCCTGCGAATGTCGTTGTTAAACTCAATGTCCGCGAGTACCGGCTGAATAGCCGACTCTATGTAACCGCTAGGGTATGAGTCCGTTTGAAACTTGTCAATCGTAGTGTAGATGACTGTAGGAAGGTCAAGGTCTATCTCTTCCCCTCCGATAAGTTGTACCAGACGGAAAGAATTTTCTTCTTCGTACTGCCTTAAGGTGGTTACAGAGACAGGGTTCATGCTGGCAGGCACTCTAGCTTTGTCAAGGGCTACTTCCAGGCAAGCTGCTCCGTCCATAATCAGCTCAAGTGCCAGGGACTCTGACAGGGTCTGCAGGCCCATCTGGGTGCCGAACGAACCGTCTGCATTGCCAAGGTACGTCATGCGGCGCAGCAGTTCCTGCGCTAACTGTGTCGCAGGTACGTTAATTTTTCCGTCCATATCCCTAGCGACAGTTGTGTACTTCTCAGGAATACCTGTACGAAGTAGGAAGCTTACTGCTGCACTTAGGTCTGGGCTGGATTTGACGAGTTCTCGCAGAACTTTTGGGGTAGAGCCTTGGTCCCTTGCCGTTAAACGATTGGTGTTGGCAAGTTGCCGGTCAGTTTTCGCCACCACTGAAGTCTTGGGGGCTACGTTTGTGCGGTCACCTGGGACAGCTTGTGCGCCTTTAGGCGCTTTTGGCATGGGCATCGGCGGCAGCGTGCTGGCGTGCCACAGGCTTCTTACTTTGGAAAAGATGTTCATGGTGTTGACCTCTGAGCGCAGGAATCCGGCCCTTGGCCGGATTCTAGCTTCTTACACTTAAACCTTTACGGCAGATTTGAACTACTGTTGGCGTCTAGGTTTGAGCACGGTTAGCATAGGCAGCGCTCCTACATTTACCCACCCACTCGCTGTACCTGCAAGTTTTGTGGCTATGTAGAAGTAGTGTAGGGCGTGGTGGTAGTGGTCCTCCCCTTTCGTCTTCTCCCACTTATACTTGAAGCCGTCTTTAGTAAGTACACGTACACGTTTCATATCTCTCAGATGTGAGACAAACTCTTCGTCATCTGGTTGCTTCTTGATAGCGATGTTCAAAGCTTTAAACTCAGCCATCAAGCCGTCAAACGAAATGTCCCGGTTAATGTTAACTCGTGTTACGTTCAGCTTTCCTTCTTCCGGCTCAGCCTCTGCCCTTGTCACTGTGTAAGTTTCACCAACCTTTCGGTCTACATAAATTGCACCGTAAGCATTTGGGTCGTAAGTGGTGATTCGGTTAACAAGGTCTGTGTACGGAAACATATCGTGCACTGACACCGTTACGCGAAACTGTTTGCACAACTCCTGCCTACGTTCGATGAACTTTGTGTAGTTAATCCTTTCTCTGTGCACTACCAACACTTTACCGTCTGAGGCTATTCTGCCAATGACAACGTGGCAGGTTAAGCCCATATCAGCACCTAAGAAGTGAACCGTTGACTCTGTGAAGTCAGCATCAACTAGCGACTTTCTTACGTCTGATTCTAGTAACGACTCTTCTCCGTCTTCCGCAGTCAAGCCCAGGGCTTGGTTGCAGAACTCTGACCACTTGGCAAATGTCGCGCTAGTACGCACCAGATAAGCAGGTGTAATGATACTCGGCGCACAGAAGGGACTAACGTAGAGAGCCTTCTCGTCGTAGTTATCGCCTGGGTTCTCAAGCACCCAGTTTCGGTACTTCAGGTCAGTTCTGGGCTCTCTGCCGCAGCAGGGGCACAGCAATTTAGACGCCTGCCAGTCAAGGTCTTTCAGGACCGTCTTGGTAATCTCTTTCTTTGGTCTGTCCCAACCAGGAATTTTTACGTCTTTCTCGTAGCTAGGCAGCCACAGGTGGTTGCACTTGTCGCACTTCCACATCTGGCGATAGCGTTTTGCTGTCTCCGCGAGGAGTGAGACCCCGTATTTTTCTACTGTGGGGGTGGAGAAAACCCTGCGCATCTTGGTGGGTTTGTGTTGCAACCGACTGACGTAAGTTGCAATATTGTCCATGTCTGACTTGTCGTATTCGTCGTGAATCAACAAGTCTGCAGGCACTGACAAGCCGCCTGTCTCCGATATAGTCCCCCGCACATAGGCAAAACTGTTCGCACCGAATTGCTTTAACGCTACAGTGTTTATGCTCTTGCTCATCATGCGGCGAATCTCAGCACTGTCCGCTATGATTGGGTCGATACGAGTTCGTGTAAAGTTTTCCGCGTCTGTGCTGGTAGGGAACGTCCACATCAAGGTGAAGTTCTCTTGGGTGCTGACACAGGCAAGTGCCCACCGTGCGAAGATCTCGGAGAGTCCGGTTTGCGCAGCTTTTACTACGATCAGGTTCTTTTCTAGGTCGCCAATAATGTCTTTTTGGTACTCATGTCCCTTAAAAGAGAACGGCTTTCCCTCGATTTTGGTGTGCTTAACAATCCAATCCGCAAGGTTTCCCAGTGTGTAGGTGTTGTTGACCCCGTCTTTCAGGCGCCGAATGTGGTCATGCATTGCTTAAGGCCTCTTCATAAGCCGCAAAGAAGGCCTCACTCAGCTCTGGAAATTTCTTCAAAACTGTGATTAGTGTGCCTTCGTAGAGCTTTAAACGCTCTGCGTCATACAGTTCTGTCTGGTTTTTAGTGATGCTAGTTAGGATACTGTTGATAGTGTTTAACAGTTGAGCCTTTTGGCTTAGCGGTATTTCTTCGTCGTACTCTGTAGCTTCCCTCAGAATCAAGGCGTTCTTGTACTGAGCCAGCAACTCTCCGTCAAGGTCTAGCTCTGCCAGTTTTGTGGCGTGAACTCTACTTGGTGGAAGCGTGTTCAGCTTTTCTGTTGGTTTAGGTTCGTCAAAAGAGTCAAACATGCTTCTCTTTCCTTGCGTAGTTCATGCTGAGTTTGCGCTGCTCTAGCAGGATTTGCTCGTAACCTTCAACAAGTTCTGGGTAGCGCTTCTTTGCTTTAGCAAGGTGCCTCCACATGGTGTGGTAGCTGACACAGCACTTCTTTGCTGCACCATCAATGGACAGTCTGCCTTCAAGGATTTCTTTGGCCACGCTGAGTTTGAAGTCCTTGCGAGCCTCTATCAGAACACCCTTGTCAACTATCGGCTTCTTGCCTGGGAACGCAAAGCTCAAGTGTTTTTCGTGTACGTCAAGCACCTTGGCAAGTTCCCTGGTCGTGATGTTTCGGTTGTACAGGTCCAGCTTCTGCTGCTCTGTGATACGGCTTTGCAGTGCGTTGGGCCGTCTGGGGTTGGCCTTGCGCCAGGAGCTGGGGTATTTGTCTGTCATGCGGGGATTGTACGGGAGATTTTGGGTTATGCTAATAGTGACTGTTGTGTAGTGGCTGTTGAAAGTCAATTTGTGGTGGAAATTTTGAAAATTTTTCCGGAGGGGTAAGGCGCGGTATACACTTCTGTATACAAAAGTAGGTGTACGTCACTTTGTATACAACACCCACCCCTACCCTCACACTGTATACAATCCCACACTGTATACAATCTCCACATACAAAGCAACACCCCTCACCTCTCGATTGTATACACCAAACCCGACTCTACCTTCAGTGTATACACCATCCCATACACCATCCCATACACCGTCAGTACACAACACCTGAGACTGTATACACAACCCGTGCACAACCCGTACACCATCCCCTATAGTGTATACACCATCCACATACACACCTAGCATACCGTATCTCACATTGTATACACAATCTCCGTACCCCCATCTCACACTGTATACACACCTAGCATACACAACCTAACATCGTATACATAACCCGTACACAATCACACCCAGTGTATACATAACCCGCATACACCCTCTCACACTGTATACACACCTAGCATACACATGCCCCTACACTTGACATAACTACTGACCTAGGATATTCGCGTGCATGGGCGCGCACCTTGTTAATTAGGCATACCCTAGTCCCTACGCTATTACAAATTGTTACAAACTATCCCGGCTTAACTGCCCTTATACCTATATAATCCACTACATGCACCGGGCAACCGGGGCATAACGGGTAAGCCTAGCAACTTACCTAAAAATAAATTCTGGTAAGGTTTAAAAACCATGCTAGAATAGATACCAGAACGAAACGATAGGCGTATAACCCGATAAGGGAAAACCCCTAGAAGATAGTTCTAAAACCTAGGTTATAATCTAACCTAAGCGAAACGGCCTGATCGTAGGCTGTAGTGGTAATAAAGGGTGGCACGGTCCTAGGGAAACCTATCGGATATAGCCTGCTGCCCCGTAAAGCACAACGCGGAAGTTCTTTAAAAATTGACGTGCATAGTAAAAAACAGTGTCGGTTAACCGCGACACAATGTAATAAAGGTTTGAAGCAACTCGCAAGAGTCTCGGCGTAGAGTGATCTAAAAAAGCATTGTGACAAAGTAGCAAACGCTATTAATAGCCCAAAGCGGGCAACATCCCTAGGGTGTTGGATGCACGTTACATATTAAACTTAGGGGACCACTTACGACACACCGTAGGCCCGTGCCCTATTTCCACCCCCATGCTGTAAAGTGTTTTCGTTGCTAAACGAGGCATGAGCGCAACCTGAGTGCGCTACAGTAGCGGGGTGGTATGGATGGTAAAAACCATTGCCACTAGTGCGCAGAATGACTAGTAACGTAACCCTGCCCGACGTTGAATAACGGGCTTAACTATTCAATAGAGGGTATCCCCATTCAAACTTTGATTCATCCGGCCTAATCCCCGGTCAAACCGTGCCCCTGCACATATGCTGCATCATAGGGGTTTGCCAAAAACCATTGTTTTAATAACGATGTATCGGCACGCACGATAAATAAATACGCTTTAACCGCCTCTCTATGGATAGGCGGTTGCGTCGTGTTTATTTCACTTTGGAGAAAAATATGCAATTCATTCGCTGTCAGATTTTGAGCGCTGCAATCGCTTTAGTGCCCACTTCCATCTTGGCCTATGCGCTTAACGTACAAAGTGTTACGTTAGACTTGTTCGTTATTTTTAGCGTCACAACCACTATTGCAACAGCCACTATTGCAACGGCTACTTGCTTTATTTTGACCCGCAAAGTCTAACCATAAGGTAACTATGAAAATTGTCGCTTGCCTGATTGCAGCCGCTGCAATCGCTTTAGTGCCCACTTACGCTCTTGCCCATGCGGCAGACGTAAGCACTCTAACGTTTGGCTTGTTCGTTACTTACAGTGGCGTAACAATCTTTGTTGCCACCGCAATCGCAGTGCTTACAGAATGAAACAAGCCGAAAAGGCGCTGCAAATTCAGCGCACATTAGGAACCCGTGCCGCTGCGGGTTACTTGCGAAACCGTGGATGGTGCATTACTTATGCACTGCATCTACTAACAAGGGTGAAATGATGTTCACCTTTGAATGCTGGTTGAACCCTGAACACTGTAACCGCATAACGGTTACAGCCCTTAATCTGTTTTTAGCTGAACAGATTGTTATAGGCCGGTTTGCGCCTCTATACCTGCAACATTTACCCGATTAGAGCCTACCAAATAGCCCCCTAGGCTATTTAGTGCGTTTTGCACTGATACCGCGCCAATATCTAGGCGCAACTTAAGAGGAATCTACCATGAGCAACATCACCAAGTTCGATGCATCCTGCACCACCATCGCAGTCGCAACCAAGAAAGGCACCACGGAGCGCACCTTGTTGGGCGTGATTATGTCCACCAGCAAGGCCGCTAAACAAGCTGGCTCCAAGCATCTGGCCGAAAAGTGGTGGAGCAATGGCCAATTTGCACCGTTGGCACGTGAGTGCGCTAACGTGTTTGGTGCGTTGTTCACTGACTTTGTGACACACCCTGCTATTGCTATGGACGTTACCACGGGCCGTATTACCAACCCCCATATGACGAACCGCGCAGCATGGGATAGCGTTATCGCGGGCTTGAATGCCAAAGACCAAGCCCTGAATAAGAAGGGCTTGCCTGCACCATTCAAGGGTGAAAAGCGTATGTTGTTGGACTCTTTGAACCATGCGGTTTTGGTTTTTGAGATGAATCAGAAACTGGCTGAAGAAGCGGCGGCAAAGCAGTTTGACGACAAAGTGGCCGCAGTGCAGTTTGACGCGGTAGAGGGTACGTCGGCATCCACCGACGTATCCGGGGCCGTTGTGGGCGGTTTGGATGCCCTTGCCTTGCCCTTGCTGGAAGGCACGGTGCTGGATGCCGCAATCGCGGAGCAGTTTGCCGCCCTCGAAGCCGCACCAGCCCTCGAAGAAGCCCCGTTCTAATGCTGCACCCCGCCTTGATTAGCAAGGTTTGTTTGATGGCGGTATCGGCAACGATAGATGCCATCAACCCCTACACCCCCATTTACTATGCACGCCACAATCTGCAATGGTTTTGTGATGTGCGCTTAGAGTGGATAAAAATATGACTGCCTCTGGGGAATTTTCTTACGTGTGTTTCTTCTATACAGTGGAAGGTTTTCGCACCTTTACATATAGAAACCATCGTACAAATGGCAAGGGTACTGTTTTGCCCTTGCATTATGGCGGCGGTAATGCGGACTTTAACAAGGTCTTTGTTTGTACTTCCTTGTTGCGAAAGGTTTGAGGTATGCCTTAAATAAACCTAAACCTCTAGTTGTTAGGCGGGTATTCTACCTTTGGTGTGGCGAGCCATTAACGCATAAGTAAAGCCTTAAACCTCGATCTCTACGGGTGAAATACCGCCGGATAAACGTAACCGGCATCAATTGGAGTTTCAAATGAAACCATGCCACCCAGCCGTCGCCGCTGCAATTGCTGAATACCGTCAGGCTTTGTTGATGGTCCGGCAAGGTTTGCTAGGCAATGCCCAAATTTCCCGTGACAAAGTTCGTTTGCTGCATAGGCTAATCCATGTTCACCATTGACTCTTACGTGAGCGCAGTTATCGCTCACTCTAAAACAAAGACTTGGTGGAACTGCACCGTGGAAGTTTCGCACGGCGGAAAAATCCATACCGTAGGCTGCAAAGCTTTCGGTTTGTGGGTTCAAAGAGTCGAATGCAACGGCATTCGCTCAGACGTTCCTGAATGCAAAACGCAAAGGGCTTTTCGAGAGGCGTTTGTTCGCGAACTTGAAAAGATTTTGCGGTGATTAACTTTACATATTGTTACAATTTTCAGCTTTTAATGGCCAAATTTGTGCATTTTGTGACATACAAAGGAAAATGACTATCTAAGGACGGTCATTTTGTCCTCAAATATTGTGATTTTTGTAAATTTTCGTATTTTTAAGGATGGTTATTTGTGACTGACTATCTAATTCTGACTATTTCTGCCTCTTGTATTTGCGCTGAGATTTGTGCTCAGGATGAAAATCGACTATTTACCAGCGTTTGTTTCGCTCGCCTTGGAAATACTTACAGCTTGTCAGCCTGTTTCTTCGGAGAAAATTTATGGAAAATAGTTTGAGCAGCGCTTACTTATCCATAGCTAAAGCGCTTAAAGATACGTCTGCAAGTCCAAAGACTTGTCAAGCTGTTTACTCTTGTCTTGCAACCTATAACAAGTCTTTAAGCCAGCAAGATTTTCTTGCGGCTTGTGGGTTTTCACCAGCAAGGCTGTTTGTAATTGCCTACGTTAACTGGTTAGATTCTGGTGCCGAAGAAGGCAAGCCTTTTTCTCGCAGGTTTGGATTGTGTGGAAATTCTGACCTGCCGTTGTTTGACCTATTCGACGGCTTGCATCCTTTAGTACCGTTTAATTCGGATGAGAATTTAGTACCACTTGAGAAAACCCATCCGGAATACTTGTTTTCTGAGTTTAAAGAAGCAAGAGCCCATTTAAACCCACGGAGAATTGCTTGGGCAAGGTCTTTTGCGGGCTTTTGAGCCGTTTTTTGCTTTACCGCAGGCTTCGTATTGGCAAGGTTTAAGAAGCGCGCTATCAAGCGTTTTGATGCCTCGCCTCTGCCTTGTCAGCCTTCTTTGCGGTCTGCTTCCTCAAGGTCTAAGAATTCCCTGGGTCAAGTTCCCAGAAACCTAAACCTAAACCATAAGTAGTACAAATAAGTAGTTTAGTCCTCGATTTTGTGGTTTTTAACCCCCCCCCAGGGGGATTTTTGCTTTTTTCGACTTTTTGGAATTTTCATTTTTCATTTTTCACTTCTTATGGCACCACACTTGAAAACCTCAACTCCTAAACCTTTTTCAAAAAGAGGTTTAGTTTAGATTTTTCTCCTTTACACGGCTTCCCCACACTTGACAAGCCTTTTCGCAACAAACACGGCAACAAGCACTGCAATTCAACCAAAATACAACACCAAAAAGAGACTTGACTATCTACCAACGTAGAAACTATTCAAATATTTAGTGAAATATCTAAATATTTGAATAGTTTAGAATATGTCAGCAGCAACCGTCTAAGAAAATTCAAAATTAGCAAAGTAGCCCATTTTCTAGCTACTGAAATAGAAATAGATGTTTGATGATTTTTTACCTGTCCAAATCGGGACTTAACAGCGTAGAAAAAATTCTAATATGTCCTCACAAACGACGAAATTTTTGACCAAACAAGTGGGGTTTTACGCAAAACCCCACAAAAACCCAGAGATAGTGACAAATTGAGCAGACCTGCCAGTGTTAGCCTGTAAACGTAAATTACCGTGCAAAAACGGAACACCGGAAAAATGCCTCGTTTACTTGAGAAGTTTTGCAAAAGAAACGTTTCGGGTGTAAAATTCCAGCTCCTTAAACTCCGGACTACTCCCATGACTTCCACCAGCTACCTTGCGCTACCCTCCAACGAGATAGTCACCGCGCACTTTGAAACTTCACTTGTGCGTGCTTACAGAGACCCTGATACCACCCGAGAAAATTCCTTTTGTTTCGTGCTGAGCGACATTTGCGAAATACTGGGGCTGGCGAATCCACGACAAGCCTTGACAACAGTGCAGGAACGTGGACGGGTAAAGCTGCTTATTGACACCAGTAAAGGCGTTCGGGAGGTAAACGGGCTGAACATGGGGGGATTCTTTGAACTTGTTACCAAATCCCGCACAGAGAAAGCTAACAGGTTCAAAGACTTTGTTAACTACACCCTACTGTGGAAAATCGCCGATCAAGGTCACTGGAGCCACAGCCCTAAAGTGCTTCTTAAATTTCGGAGAAACCACAACAAACTGCTAGACAGCATGGCAAGGGAGCTTAAATCCTCTTACCTTATGTACGAAGAGCAGGTAGAAAACAGACGTGAGGACTACAAAGGGGTAGACCTGCAACAAGCTGCGGCAGGCCTCGTAACCGACGCATACAGACTTGCAATGCACCTTCAAGAGGAAGAGCGTAACGAATACGTAGAGCTGCTGGGAGACCTGGCATACTGTGTAATAACTGAGAAACCCCGAGAACTCAACCCTAGTCACTACCCAATACGGCTAATAAAGCCCGACGTTTACGTCATGAACCCTAAACTTCAGATAGTAAATGAGCTACGTTAAAGTGAGTAAACACACAGGCCGTATATGCGGCACATGGGTTGTCCAAGGACTTGGGGACCGCAGGACGCTGGGGGGTGGGGCGTACCTACTTGTGGCCTGCCGAAAATGCGGCCACAAGGCTGAGAGGGAGGCGCAGCAGATGCTCAAGCGCCCCCCAAAGTGCCCAATCTGCAAGCAAAACGTCGTCGTAGAGGTTGCCAAACCTCCAGCGCTACGACGAATGGTCATCACACTTGGCGAGCGGCCACTGCAAATTGTGGAAAACCTTGAGTTTGACGATTGGGTGAAGATAACCCTTGTCTCTAGGTTAGCCTACCTCGAAAGGGCAGGCGCCAAAGTCTACCTTGGCAACACAGTAGACGGGCTCTCTATAGAGCCTATGGTAAATCCCTGGGAGCGGGCCAAGTTAGTCAGAGTCTTTGCTAAAGGTCAAGAAGTTGCACCAGAGATGGCCCTAACACCTCTGCCACCACCGACAAGCAATGAACCTGACCGCCCTTTCCTGAAAATTAAGGAAGAGGACCAAGGGGTTTTTACTGACGATGGCAAGAGAATGCCTCAGTACATTGCACAGTGGGCGGAAACAATCCCAGACCTTGGCGAGATGACCTTTAACTTCCAGTTTGCGGAAACTGGTTACCTTTATGTAACCTGGGACCGCCCGGAACCGCGAAGACTTGTCGAGATACCAGACTTCGACATACCCCTCCAACTAGCGGATTAACTATGCGCCACAAAGAAAACGCCCAAGCCGCACTTGAATTCATTCAAGACCTGCCTGAAAAGTACATAGACCTGGAAGATTACACAACCGAGGTCATCGAAGGAGACGGAACAAAGACCGTAGCGCACTGCCTTGGCGGTTGGCTGCCTCACATAGGCCACTTCAAAGAGCTTGGCGTGGTTGCATCTAGCGGGGGTTATCCGTTACTGCACACCGGCCCAGTCACAAGAGACCTATTTGGCAGTCACCCAGTGTTTTACTACGGTAAATGGCGGGAGTTTATGGAAGACTTCCCAGAGACTGCCACGGACAAAGAAGAAGTAATTCAACGCTTGTTGTGGGTTATTAACCAATGAAAACTCCATTTTCTGATCTGGTAGGCCATACGCTCACCAGCATCACACACGAAAAAGAACACGCTTTGAGGTTTCGAGGCGAGTCACTGGTCTTTCAGTCCAAAACTGCTAAATGGACTCAGAACTTCCACGCGGACGAAAACGACCTTGACATTTACATTGAGTCCATCGTAGGTGACTTCAAAGACCTGCTCGAAACACCAATCTTGGTGGCGGAAGAGTGCACAGGTTCCTGCGAAGAAGGGACCTACACCTTCTACAAACTTGCTACGGTGAGGGGTTGGGTGGATATTCGTTGGGTTGGAGAATCCAACGGTTACTACAGCGAAACGATGGAAACCTACAAGGAGACCAAATGAAGACACTGCAACAAATCTTTGACCAAGCCTACAACGGCATCCTTGCCCAAGGTGGGCAGTCCAGCGACACAGTAGGGCGCTGCATGTACCGTGGGCCAGGAGGGCGAAAGTGTGCGGTAGGACACTTGCTACCTGATGCACTGTACCACCGCAGCATGGAAGGCCAGGCAGTTGACTATTCTACAAGGGTACTTGGCTCCGCCCTGCTTCAAGCAGGAATTGACATGGAGGACAGACCTACGAAAAACCTTGTTATCCGTATGCAAGCCATACATGACGACATTTACGGAGGAAACTTCCTTGAGGAATTCAAGTCCTCGATGCGGGCTCTTGCAATAGAGAACAACTTGGAGGTTCCCCAATGACACCCTTCAACACTGTCTACCACCGAGACAAAGCTTACAAACGTTACGGCTTGCGGTGGTGCGACGCAGAAAAAGACCACCTCAAAGAGCTGTACCTATCTGGTGCGACTATCGACACCATCTGTAACAAGCTAGAACGCGCTCCAGAAGGCGTTACAGCGCGGCTACTTGCCCAGGGCTTGATAGTTAAAGTGGACGGACTTCACTTCCGTACTGATTCCGAACCTACAAAGGAACACATGAGCATCGAGTTAACCTCTTTTGGTCGCAGAGACCCCACAACCCTCAGCTCTTCCACGCTAGTGGAAAGCGCCTTCTGCGTAGACCCCCGACCCAACTTCATGCAACATTTCAAAGGACCATCCAAAATGGAAAACATCAAGAACATCACACTGATCGACGGCCAAGACGCAGCAAACCTCAAAGACGATGCAATTTTCAAGAAAATTGCAGTGCTTGAAAAAGAAGTTGCAGTCTGGAAGACCATCGAAAACAAGCCCAAAAAGCTGCAACTTGCTATCGACAAGCTGCAGGAAGACATTAAAGCCCTTGTGGCTTATGTAGATGCACGGTGATGTGGGACTTCATGGCAGGTTTCATCGCAGGCTCTGTACTGCTTGCAGTGCTGGCCATCTTGGTAGCTAACAGTGAAGGTTAGTATGGAAGAATACCTAATAGGCTTCGGGACAGGAGTTGCCCTGTCTGTTGGAGCTTTCGTTCTGGTCCTCCTGCTTGATAGCTAAATGGACTTATTCATTTTTGTCGCACTGCTGCTAAGTTACCACTGGCCCGAACCAGTAACTAAGGTAGCTCTTCCAGCAGTGCGGCGGGCAGCTTGCCCGTCAGGCCGAGAGCGATGTTGGTGCGGGCTAGTGGGGTACTCGGGTGCCCTACATCCCGCCCAAAAGTTGCTAACAGGTTAACAGCCTGTTAGCTTTAAACCCCAAAGAACCTGCTAAGACCAGGTTCTTTGTTTAAGCGACACCGTTTAAACAAAGAAGGAGAAACCATGATTCACAAACTTGAACTCAAAGTTGGCTGGGCTACCGTACCTAAGAGCTGGAAACCGCTCAGCGTGCAGCTGCAAGAGGGCTTCCCTATGTTGTGGTACTCCTTTAACGGAGAAGATACGATGACCATCTACATCGAAGAAGGCTGGACAGGTTGGTCGACACCTAAAGGTATTTATATGGGGACTACAGTGATCGAGGGCCTTGTCTCTCACTGGTACTACCAGGAAGAACTTGTCTTACCGCAGTTGCCTTTGTTGTAGGGGCCTGTTATGTCAACTAACTCACAAATCATCACCAGACTCACAGACGGCTCTTATCGTGGCGTTTATTGCCATTTCGATGGGCATCCTGCAGGGGTAGGAGCAGAGCTGTTGAAGCACTACAACTCCCAAGAACAAGCAGAACGCGTCACTTCCTTGGGGGCACTAAGTGAGCTAGGCGCTTCTATGGAGTGCCCGGAAGGGCATTCCTACAGTAAGCCTGTCAAGGGTTACACCGTTGCGTTTCACCGGGACAGAGGGGAAGAATTGCTTTTCGCAGAAGCTGAAACTCTGCAAGGTTGTTTAGACGCTCAGCCTTTTGGTGGGGCAGAGTATTTCTATGTCTGGGAAGGCTCGTGGCGCACAATGGCAGAGTCGGACTTGATTGCACTGGGCATGGAGTCTGCTATGGGTGAAGGTTACCTATGACCTCGGAAGACGACGTAATCATCTGGCCCTGCAGCACTTGGTGCTACAGAACAGACTTGCCTGAGTACAGTCACAAGTCTGACGACTATCAGGTTCTGAAAACAGATTCCAGGGAGTGGCAGGTGTTCCTGGAACTCGTAGGAGAGCACTAATATGAAAGCCTCAGAAGTTTACTTAGCTGCTGCCGAGATTGTAGAAGAGAGCTACTACGGAGCTTGTTACGCTATTTCCGTAGCTCACCGAGGGGTCACACCTTTTCCGGTGCGATCGGCGATGGCCAAAGCAAACATAAAACACTTTGAAGAAGTGTTTGACCACTCACGAGGAGAGTTCGCCTACTTCATGGGTCCGACACGCTGGCACACGGGAGACCCTCTTGAGGCAGAAGTGATAGAAGAAGCTTACCAGCGAAGGGTGTACGCCCTTCTTTTAATGGCAGAAATTGCAAAGGATGAAGAATGCGACTCCCAGGTCTAATAATCGACGACTGCCACTACGCTGGCATCGCTACTGATGGCAAGCGCCACTGGCATTTGCTTGTCCCTATGCACCAAGACTTGCCAAAGATGGTGTGGGGCGAATACGGCCAAGATGTTCCTGATGCACAAAGCCGCTTCGACGGCCTCGCCAACACCTTGGCTATGGCCGAAGCTGGCAGCAAACTGGCCCAGCTTATTCGCACAAAGGGTGATTGCTACCTGCCTAGCCAAGCAGAAATCACTCTTTGCGCAGCGACCATACCGCACGCATTTAAAGACGGATACCACTGGACCAGCACGCAGCTCTCCCGCCACGACGCGTTTGTGCAGGACTTTGAGAACGGCGGCAGCTATTGGGACCTCAAGGACGACGAGTTCCGTGCCGTCGCCGTCCGTCGCATCATGATTGGAGAATGACTATGGACGAACATACAAAGAGCCTGCTGCAAGCGTTGATTGACGACAAGCAGTTGGAGAGCGTTGATAACGACGGCAAGTGGAAGACTGTCGTGGACTTCCCCTTCACTGCTCTTTACCTCTTTTGTCACGATAAGTTGCGCGTCAAACAACCCACCATTCGCATTGGCGAAGTGGATGTGCCTGAACCCTTGCGGGTAGCACCTGCGAAGGGCACGGAGTATTGGGTCGCCAATACTATAGACGAGAGGTTCTACTCCCCTATGTCATGGTCCAACCACGGCATTGACCGCCTGCTGCTCAGCAGGGACCTTGTCCACACGAGCCAAGAAGCTGCCGTTGCTCACGCCAAAGCGCTGATTGCAGTTAGTGGGGGTACGGTATGAACCACGTAACCGTACTTCAAGACGCTAAACAGGTTCTTGTGGGCGCAGGAAACCGATCAATCGGCAGTTACGCTACGGATAAGAATGGCTTTAGCGTTGCGGTAAATAGCCCTACGGCTGTGTGCTTTTGCGCTATTGGGGCAGTTCGACGTGTGACCAAGGGGTTAACGTACTCCGTAGTGACGAACCAAGTGATGCCGATTTTAAGAAACAACATGGGCGGGAATATCGTTAAATTCAACGACAACAGCACTTACGAAGAAGTGCTAGCAGCCTTCGACGTAGCGATTAAGGAGGCGCAAGAATGTCTGACGTAGCAAGTGTTTTGAAAGCAGCTAAAGAGCTGATTTCGGATGAGAGCAGGCACGACAAAGGATTCCTTGCTAGGGATAAAGAAGGGTTCCTTTGCCACCCTAACAGCAAAGATGCCCACTGCTTTTGCTCTCTGGGAGCGGTGTGCCATGTGGCTGGAAAAACCGCCAAGACTACTGGGGGCTACGATCACCTCAAAAAAGAGTCGCTTTTGATTTTGCGTAAGCACATGAGTGGGAGTGTTACAGAGTTTAATGACACCAAAACCCACGCAGAAGTCCTCGCCGCGTTTGATGCTGCTATCGAAGAGAGTTCAAAATGAAAGAAGCAACCAAAGTCTTCATGCAAGCACTGCTTGCCGGTGAAACGTTGGAGTACCAGGACTGGACAACGGGTATTTGGCTTGCTGCCGAAGAGCCTCTGGCTATCTTGCAGGCCTGGGAAGAAAATGACACTACTCCAATTCGTGTAGCGCCGAGAACGATCACCATAGGAGGCAAAAAACTGCCAGGGCCATGCGTAGAAGCCCCGGAGCCAGGAAAAATCTACTGGTACATCACACTAAGACACCCCCACCAAGCCGAAACTTCCAAGTGGGAGAACCACGTTGTAGACAGAGGCTACCTCCAAAGCGGCAACGTGTTTAAAACACGAGAAGACGCAGAAGCTGTAGCAGAACACCTTGTTTCCCTCCTTACCCAAAACCACCCCAAAACAGAAAGTACCAAATGAAAAACGCCCTCCTCGTTCTCGCAGTCACCGCCACCCTTGCCGCTTGTGGCAAAGACCAACCTGTCAGCTTTGACACCCTGGAAACCAGTCGCAGCACAGCAAAATCCAATGCGGAGTACAACGCTCAGAAGTACCGTGCAGAGTCTCCGCAGTTTGCAAACTTTGCACTGGAAGTCCAGGGTGATTCCACCCAGTCCCCAACCTGCCCACAAGGTGACGGCTGGGCAAGTGCCAAGCTGGTAGACAAAGCAAACCCCTTGGTCAAATCGGCACTGAAGTGTTCCACCGTCTCCAGCAGCGTTGGCTGTATGACGGCTGACGATTTCCAGAAAAAGCCCTACGCTACCGATGATGGCTCTTGCCAGCCGGTTACCAAGGTGCCCTTCCCGCTGCCCAAGGTGGCAAAATGAGCCACGAGCAGGCACGACAAGGCTTTGAGAAGTGGTACAGCGGAGCATTCTCGGTTTCCGAAAAAGAGCTGCTCAACAACAGAGACGGAAATGACTACCGCAACGACCAACTTGACGCTGCCTGGGGAGCTTGGCAAGCAGCGCTGAGTGCCAAACACCTGCCGCTTGCCACGAATGCCTGGATTGTCCAACACGAAGACCCTAAAGCCTTTTGCACAGTGGCTGCGTTTAAGACTGAGGAAGAAGCGTTACAGGTGCTAAGTGCTGTAACACCTGCAACCCTCTTTCACTGACAGCAGACGGCTTAGGCCGTTTGTTTACCTTAGCCTTAGAGGGCTAAGGTAAACAACAGGAGAATACATGGTATATGCTACGAAAAGCTTTTCTTCCCTGGTTGGAGAGACCCTTACAGGTGTCGAAGGGTTGTCTTACGGGTCGGATAAAGTTACCTTTACCAGCCTGTCAGGCCGGACTTTTCAGCTGCATCACATACAAGATTGTTGTGAATGCGTAAGCGTTGAAGATGTTACAGGGGACAGCAAAGACTTGTTAGGCTCACCAATTCTGGTGGCTGAAGAGGTTTCAGACGCACCCAGACCCGAGGGTCACAAATACGCCCCCGCTGAGTCAGAGACCTGGACGTTCTACAAACTTGCCACTGTAAAGGGTTGGGTAGACATTCGTTGGTGGGGCGTGTCTAACGGTTACTACAGTGAACGAGTTGATTTTGTAGAGGTGTTGCCATGAACTACCCAGACACGGCTATCTACACATCTCTTTACCAGTTGTCAGGTAACGTCAAGGACATTAACAGAGTTGTCATTACTGTGGAGGAGTTGCGTGCCCTGTTAGACAAAGATCGAGCTGAACAAGCTACCAATGCCAACCCTTGCTCCAAGGCCCACGGTGCGGTGGAGCTGGGTTTTGCCTCAAAACCGGAAGTAACTCCAACAAAGGAAGACCTTAAACAGTTGCACTCGTTTTTCTTTCAGATTATTCACGGAGATCTTCTGGCAGATAACCCGAAAGACCTGTCAGAGGCGCTCAAGGCAAGTGCAACTGCTCACACATTAATAGCAACCTTCTCTTCGCCAGAGGTAACGCGCTATCGTTGGCTTAGAGGTGAGGCAGAGCGCGACTATGTTGAGTTTGGCGACGCGTGGCATGAGTCAGCCGAGGATCTGGACGCAGCAATTGACAGAGCTATTGCCGCCGCCCCCACTACTTCAAAGGAAGCACTGTGAGCGAAGCCGAATTACTTGCACTTATAGGCGAGTTGGCTCCAGAGAGCCCTATGAATCAAGATGAAATGGGTGGCTGTGTGCATTGCAAGGGTGGTCCGCCTGGAGAGCGCTATGGCTATGCCGACCGCTATCTATCGGACCATGGAGAAAATTGCGTTTGGGTGAAAGCCCGTGTTGCATTGGGCGATCAGCTCCCCGCCGCCCGAATGGACCTAAAGGATTGACATGACTTCAGAACGACTAGAAGCGCACCGGGTGCGGTTTGAGCAGAGATACCGTGAACTGAACGGTAAAGGGTTGCAGCTAAATCGCTTTCAGGCAGGGAGCTACAAGGCCCCGCAAGTGGAACTGGCGTGGCAAGCCTACCAATGGGCACTAGCTGACGCTACCCAGTCACACCAACAGAGTGTGCAGCCGGTAGCAGATTCCGACCTGGAGAAGTTAGCTACTAATTTGGAACTCTATTCCGATTATGAAAAGGGCCGGAGCCAAGCGGACTTCCTAGACCCGGTTTTGTTTGGACGGGCCGCGATTGCTCTCTACGCAGCCGTGCAGCCAGTAGAGGTGCAGCCTGTGGCATATGCGTTGAAGTGGCCGCATGGTTAAATGGTGCCGGGTTTACACAGGAGCCTTTATGCGATTATTCTTACTGAACGCCATTTTCTTCTCAGTGCTCGACATTGTTTACTGGGTGCTCATCTATACCGGCAAAGTCGTCTACAGCCAGAACCTGATAGACCTTGTTAGCTTTGTACTGGTTGCAGCATGGGCGGTTCTTCTCCTTGTTGAAGAAAGCAGAAAATGACTCACCTAATTTTCACCATAGTAGTGAACAGCGTGTTACTCGTACTGTCTATACTGGCGATGAACTACCATGACTACCACTACGCCCCTAAGCCCACCTACTGGCAGAAGATTGCGGGAGGATTGATGGCAAGCCTTGCTCTTTTCATCGCCATACTCGTCGTTTGGGCAGCTTTCAAAATTCTTTACTCGTAAACCATGTTCCTCAAACACAAAGACACCGGCCTTACAAAAGAGGCTTTCCAAGGGTTTTCTTGGACTACGTTTTTCTTCGGCTGCTGGCCTGCCCTGTTTCGTGGCGACGTACTCTGGTTCATCACAGGCTTTGTAGTGGTGACAGCAGGTATGCTGTTTACGGAAGGCATCGGCAGTTTTGTTTACTGCCTGACTATGGGCTTCTGCTACAACGACATTCATATGAACAACCTGCTGGAAAAAGGTTACGAAAAAGTGTAGCCAGGACACTTAAGCAAGTCTCCGGGCTTGCTTAAGCGACTGATAACCGCTTAATTTCGTAGCAACGGCTACATAACCCTTGATAGGAATCCATCATGCACATGTTTATCACTGAAGCCCAGGGCCGGGAACTTCTGGCCAACCGCAGCAACAGCACAACAGGTAACGGAAAGCGAAAGTACGATCGCACTGGAAAGCAGATCAAAGCGCGGGTTTTCGCTGCCATTCGTTCTGCTCACGGCATTGCCAAGTCGCAGAAATTCAAGATGTACGTGGAGAACCCGGACAACCCGGACTACCTGAAAATCCGCGACAGACGCACAGGAGAGCCACTTGACAACGGCATTGCCGCCCCGGCACCAGCCCCTGTGGTGGTGGTGAAGGCTGCTCCAGCGAAGAAGGCAGCTCCGGCGAAGAAGCCCGCAGCTAAGGCCGCTCCAGTGAAGAAGGCTGCCCCTGTGAAGAAGGCCCCTGTAGACAAAAAGCCTGTGGCTAAGGTCGCTGCACCTGCCAAAACGCCAGCAAAAGCGGCCAAACCTGTCAGTAAGGTAACCACCACTGTGTCTAAAACAAAACCTGCGGCTAAGGTAGCGGCTGTTAAGGCAAAGCCGGTCGCAGCCAAGGCAAAACCTGCGGCAAAGCCAGCACCGGCTAAAAAGGTCGCTGCAAAGCCTGTGGCTAAAAAGGTAGCTGCAAAGCCTGCAGCGAAAGCACCTGCGAAGAAGGTAACCAAGGCTAAGTAAGCAAGTTAAGCGGGTAAACTTCTAAGTGCGGTTTCATACCCACTATCCGCTCCACCATAACTAAAGGTGTGAGATGCCAACAATCCAAGACGAGTTATTGAAGGTGCGCAAAGTTCTGAGCAGCAAACCCCTGCACGAGCAGATTTGGTTGTACCTGCGAGACAATCCAGACAAGACTGCGGCACAAGTTTTCCCTCTGTACGGGAAATCTACTTATCAAGCCCTGCACCACCTTGAGCTGCGCAAGATGGTCACCTCAAAGCTTGAGGAGCGCTTCACCGGTAAGACTGGTCGAAAGCACATAAAAGTCTATCGGGCTATTGGCAAGGTCTACGAGTTGCTGCCGCTGCCTGCCAAGGTTAAGCTAGTGCCGCAACCGGTCAAGACCCTGCAACCTGCGCCACAACCTGCGGCCAACCCGTACCTAGTCACAAGTCCTCCTCCTCCTGCTCCTCCCCCTCCTCAGAAGAAGGTGGACGACCCTGCTACAGCGCCACAGACAGCCCAGCAAGAGATTGATGGCTGGCCCCTGTCCAAAGCCTTTGCTACTTGGCAGTACCTGGACACAAAGTTCAACTCGAAAGAAAACCATGAATGAAGAAGTCAACGCAGCTAAAATGACAGAGGCAGCCGCAAAACTTGCCACTGCAGCAAACCTCATGACTGATACAGACCTCAAGAAAACTGGCTACTCCCAGGCGTTCCTGATTAATCAGGCATTGAATAACACGGCAAACGCCCAGATTCTTCTGGCACAGGCCCAGGGCATTTTGGAGCGTTTGCGAACGTAAGTTTACTGCCCTTAGTACAGCGGACAGTACACCGGCCTTCTAAGCCGTAAACACAGGTTCGATTCCTGTAGGGCAGACCAATACCCTCAGCATAGTCTAATGGATAAGACAAGCTCCTCCTAAGAGTTAGATACAGGTTCGATTCCTGTTGCTGAGACCAAACGTAACTGTCTTTCAAAGGACTAGGAAAACAGGGCCCGAACGTAATAGTTATAGGGAATCGCCCAGTTAATGCAGGTTCGAGCCCTGCCAGTTACACCATCGAGCAGCAATGCTTAACTTTAAAGGATAGAGCCATGTCTCTTAAAGAAGACCTGTCAGAAAAAATTGACACGGAAGAAAAATACAAGACGTTATGTCTCAACCACGGCATATCTTTCCGGCGGAACCTGTTCAGTTTTGCGGGGGCGGGCAGTTCTGTGAGTTCTCATTGGTGGGCGGCCCGGGAGAAGGCCAGAACTACTTACGGGGTTTACGAGACAAGCTCGGTGATTGACCGGCTGAACGATAACGTGTTTATGTTCCTGCACGTATCGCTGCAGGACCGCACTATGGTGGCTTACACCCCAGACGCTCGGGCAGGCGAGTCCGACCGGCAACTGCAGACCTCTCTGGGCCGATTCTTGGTCAAGTTCTTCCCTGTGCTGTCGGATGAGTACATCCAGGAACTGGTCGCTACGCACCTAGCAGAAATCTCTACTGAGGTAGAGTACGTCACAGGGGCAGAGAATCTCAAAGCGGCTTACCTCAATGGTGTGCATTCCTGCATGGCCAAAGAGTTCCCTGGCCTTCCGTGCCACCCAGTAGAGGCCTATGACGTACCGCAACTGTCTCTGGCTGTGCTGCGGGACAAAGCAGGAAAGATAAACGCCCGTGCACTTGTGTTTGATGGCCCAAAAGGCAAAGTTTACATCCGTGCCTACGGGGACACAAAGCTGGTCAAAAGACTTGAGCGCCAAGGTGTGCAGCAGGGAACTTTGGAAGGCGTCAAGCTCAAAGTTCTGCCTACAAGCAACGAGAACCAGTTTGTTACCCCCTACTTAGACGGAGGTGCCACAGCACTTGCACGGATTGACAATGAGTTAGTGGTAGTCTCCTCGACCACAAGGGCTGGGATTTACAGCCTTAACCCTCGCGCCGTTACAACCAGCACTGGGGCGTCGGGCGTTACTACGCTGGAAAATATGGACTCAACAGGCTTTACCTGCTATGACTACCTGACTGGCGAAGTTATCAACAGGTTGGTAGACTCTACTGTAGTCGTGTTGCACGGAGGGGTGCTCAGGCGGATAAAGACCTGCAACAGTCCACAGATGAAACTAGCGAAGAGTAACAACGGCGGCTCTTGGGAAGAGGTACTTTGCTTCGATGAGACCTTCTTTGTACCGGAGTATCCGTACAGCTACAGTTCTCGTTTGTGGGTGGAGAACGAACAGACACGGCAAGCCCTGGGGTTCGTTCGACTGAGTGCATTTCACTACCCTGAGAGCCAGGAATGGGTACGAAACGGTTACAGGACGTCTGAGTATGTAGCTACTCCAGAAGGTTTTGTGAAATTGGCGGACGCTGTTGAGGTAGTGAGTGCTAATGGTTCAGCTGCTTACGCTCACAAAAGTGCCAAGCAAAAAGCCTGGGTACAGCTTCACGCAAACACTCGGGGTGTTAAGGCTTTTGCCTCTGACCCTTCAAGTGTCGTTCGTACTCGCTCAGGCCGGAAAGTTGTGGTCGCTTACAACGAAGTCTACGAGATGTGGGACAGCACCTACGACTTCCAAAGGAACGCTGTCTACCTAAACGTGCTGGGGATGACCTTTTACAAGGGTAGAAACGAGCGCGTAGACATGTCCCCAGGTTCGGAGCTGTTCAACCGGGCCATGGACGCGGTACTGTCTGGCTACAAGCAACTGGAGAAGGGGGTTGCTAACCTAATAGATGCTTTGGGGGCTGAGGTAGCAATCCCTGTAGACGGTTACCGACGCTACCTGTCTCACCAAGATCCTGCAATGGTGGTAAAGCATTTTCCTGTTTTTATTACAGCGGTGCTGGATAGGGGGGCTCACGACCCTCGGGTAGCAGCGGTGTTTGATTACTACTACAAGAAGAAAGCAGAGATGCAGGCAGAGTCTTACGACAATGCAGGCAATCTGACCACCACCAAAGTGCCTACACCAGAGCAGACTCTGGTAGAGCTTACCGCAACCATTTCTCAAGATCATGACCAAACAACGGAAACCCCCCATGTCGAAATCTACCGCACCCTCCCAACCCTCACAGTCCTCCCTACAACAGCCGCCCCCTCAGTCCCCACCCTCGAAGGAAGCACAACCTATGACTTCTGAGACCCTGGAGAAACCTCTGATCGACCCACTGCTGCATCGCATCCTGAGCACACGACGCTGCCATAAGAGCAAGGGTGACACAGACTTCCGCTTGTGGTTGAACGCCTACATCAAGAGCCTTGGCTACAGCCCGGTGATTGGAGTTGAAGGTGTTATCACTGTGGTGACTGACGAGACTAGTCGAACACTGTTCAGCTGCCACGTAGACACCTGCCATTCGATGGCAGAAAGTGATGGCACTCCGCAACCACTGTCTTTTGACCCTACTATGGGCCATTTGATGCTGCTGAATAAGCAGACTTCAGGTTGCTTAGGTGCGGACGACGGTGCAGGTATCTACATCATGCTGAAGATGCTGGAGGCTAAGGTTCCCGGTGGCTACATCTTCAACACTGGGGAGGAAAAAGGGGGTATTGGCTCTCGGGCGTTCTTGGCCAAGTCCAAAGAGTGGCTTGAAAAGTACCACCGTGCTGTGGCTTTTGACCGTGCAGACACCTACGAAGTTATCTGCACTCAAGGGGGCTCACCCTGCGCTTCGGTACCTGCAGGGGAAGCCCTGTCTGCAGACCTGACGCAGTACATGGAAACTGAGTACACAGTTTCCCATCGGGGTTCGTTTACTGACACTAAGGTTTTCGCCCAGGTTATCCCTGAGTGCTTCAACATTGGTGTTGGCTACATGTACCAGCACTCACCACAAGAGTACCAAGATGTTGACCACCTGGAAGCACTTGTTGCTGCGGCTATTAAGGTCAAGTGGGAGAGCATTCCGACTGTGCGTAAGTGCCCTGTGATGCCACCACAGACAGAACCGAAGTACCCAACGAGCAAGAGCTTCTTCAAGGGCCAGGACTCTTTGTGGGAGGCTGGGCCGGTCAAGGTTCCTAAAGCCTCACAAAAGGCTCAAACTCCCTCTCTTTCTCTCATGGAAGAGATTGAGGGCTACTCTTACGACGACTTCCTGGCCCTGGCGGAAGAAGAACCTACGATTACAGCGGACCTGCTGTGCTTGCTTTTTGCGAAAAAGAAAGCCCTGCAGGCGGAAGTTGACGTACTCACACGGTTCCTGAGCTGATGGCTACGACCCTCCACCAAGAGGGTTACATAGAGGTCACAGACCTTGGCGTAACCCTCCGCACACTACTTGCGGTTGCTGCTGACGGATACAAAGTTAGGCAGCGTCGCAAGTGGAGTGTGCGTTACAAGGGCGCTGTGATCGGTTGGCTGCAGATTAAAGACGACCACCTTAAACTGGTTAAAGGAAAACGCAATGACGTTAATCGAAGTAATCCCACATCTACAAGCAGGCAAGCAGGCGCACTGCCTGGACTGGGGTTGGAGGAAAGAGGCACGAGTGTACGCACTCAAGGGTTTCCCTGTCCTGCAGATTCGGAACGGAGGCTGGACACACCCGGATGTGTACGAGATGTACACACCGACGATTCCTGAACTTTTGTCTGACAGATGGGAAGTCTGTGCAGTTTAGAGACTACAAAGGTGAAAGGCCTGTAGTCGTTGTTACCGATTCAGGTGCAAAAGTTGCAGGTTTTTTCTCCATTAAGGCAGCAATTCCAACAGCGATGGAAGGCAGGTCGCGGCACATACTGGTTATGAAGCACTCCCTGTGGACCATCTATTCCTCATACTACAAGGGTAGGAAAGTAAAAACTTATGAAGTTCATCACAAACATGTTCAACCCCAGCATCGAAACACTTGTTCAGCGGGAGCTGGAGCGGAATCAGGTAGCCCTGCTGCAGGCCTACGGAACCCTTGAGTCCTGGCAAGCCCAGGTGACAATGCTGGAGGCCAAGGTCAAACGACTCGACGCGCAGAAACAAGCTTTTGCGGCAGCTTCGGGCCTTGTAGGTGAGTTCGATCTGAAGGTCACGATGGAAGAACCTGCAGCACCCAAAGAGGCAAGGCAAGGCTTTCAGCGGGGAGAGAAAGTAACCCCTGCAAAGGCCTCAACAAAGAAGCCTGTAAAGGCTAACGAGCAACCCACCTGACTTATGTGGAAAATACGCAACAGATCACCTCCTGAAAAATAGTTAAAACTTTTCACCATTCTCAGATTTTCTCGTTATACTAACGACTTCAACCAACCAAAAGGAATTTTCAAATGTCTATCGTCATCCAAGCCGCCAAAATGCCCGCCCTGGTCCGCATGTCCACCAAGGGTTCCAAGTACGACTTCTCGACCCTGGTTGCAGGTTCCGGTGAAGCTGTCCTGGAAACGGAAGTTGGTGATGTGTCGAAGGTGCAAGCCCGTTTGACCAGCGCCCTGTCGGCCTACAAGAAGCGCACCGGTGACAAGGGCCGCTTCACCGTTCGCCCCATCGTCGAAGCTGGTGTTGTGGTCGCTGTTGGTGTGTGGAAGCTGGCTGACGCCGCTGCTGTCGCCACTGCTGTCGCCACTGCCTCGGCAGAGTGAAGAACCCAGAGCGGTGTAATGGCACCGCAGTCCTAAGCAGGTCTTAGGTGCGCCAATCAGCGATAACGTCAATGTGTCAGCGTAGACAGTCCCTTAAGCAAGGGCTGTCACTTTAGCAATCAGACTCCTTGCCAGGGCATCACCCTCTAGTGTGCAGGTTTAGTTAGATTGCTAAAGTGACAGAATGCAATATTTTGTTTCCCGACTTAGCTCAGAGGGAGAGCGGCACTAGTTGCGCAGCTAGTGTGCGTCGTAGGTTCGATTCCTACAGGAGGGGCCAACCATTTGGCAGGGTAGCTCAGCAGGTAGAGCGCCGGGTTCATAACCCAGAGGTCGGAGGTTCAAAACCTTCCCCTGCAACCACTTTCAACATCCCCGGCCTGCGGTTTAGCTCCGCAGGCACAAACGTCTGTGCTTACCACTCAGACTACCCAAACGCTAAAGCAAGCTGCTTCATGCTAACGGGGTTAGTTGAAACTTTTCAGAAAGAGTCTTATGAATTGCAAACGATGCAACACCCCAGTTATTCTCGTCCCTTCTGCGGAAGAACGAGCTAAAAAATATGGAGGCCGTGCTGAGGATTACACACGGCTATTCCAATACCACAATGAGTGCCAACTTGCTTTGCGCAGGGAGCAGACACGAATTTTGATGCAGAAAGGCAGGGTCACAGCATGATCGTAGTACGTGAAAAAGTTGTCAATGCAGCCTACGCTGCAGCAGGTTTAGCTCTTGCAGGCCAGACAGTGTGCAACCCTTACCCGTGCTGGTCAGGTGCTGCGGTGCTGTGGGACCAAGCCTTCCAGCAGGCTATCTCCGAGCGAGACATGGTGGCCTAGTATGGGCAGCAAATACTCTAAAAAGCTAGCCAAACCCGTACTGAAGCAAGGCGGGTTCGTCGCTAGGCCTGTCACACCTGTGTGCACTAACTGCGCCTACTCTCCAGGGTTTGCCGGTCCCTACAGCAAGTGTCGCTGTGGTGGGACGTTGCAGACTTTCGGAGTGAAGTCTTCTAAAGCAGGGAAGAAACCATGAGAGGCAATAAACTACTAGTCTTTTGTGTTATTGTGCAGATGTGTACTTTAGTGTACACTTATGTGCAGTTTAAGCAAGACCTGTCTGACGCCTTCAACAAGGGCTACCAAAAAGGCATCTACAGCGTAGACGCTAAAGAGTTACTTAAGCGTGACGGAGTGAACTCTGTTTGTTATTCCTGGTGGTTTAAGATGGACCACAAAGACCGAAAATTGGAGAAGCTGTGAGCAAACCTAACGAACTTGTGTATGACCCAACTAAGTCTATGGAGGAAAATATTACTGCCTTAAAGGCAGTCGCCAAAGAACTTGGCGACCGATTAATCTCTTTGAACCAAGAGGTTCCTGCCACAGGTGATGAGACTTACTGGTTTCCTGGTACAGTTTCTCCGGTGCGTGTAGGTCTTTATCAAAAATTGTGGGAAATAAACGGTGAAAAAGCTCTTTTCTGGGCTTGGTGGGACAACGGTTGGCGTGTCTCTGACACTTCAAAAGACAGGGCCGTAAGCCGTAGAAATGGTTTTAAGTCCGTAGGCGGAAGCAAATTTGCTTGGCGAGGTTGCAGAACCCCCGGAGGTCCAAAATGAGCAAAGAGGAACAAGAAGCTCTACAGGCAGTGGTAGAGACTGCAGAGCAGTACCGTAAAAGATTCCAGGAGTACATGATGCTGGTGGAGATGAATCTTACAGAGATTACAGCACTCTGGAAAGAATGCCCTACACCCGTAGATGTGCGGCTGAGACTGGAAGAGCTATGCACTTCGCGCTAAAAAAGACTGCCAGACCTACCCTAGCAGGACCAATCACACACGCCGTAGGCAAGAGACTTGACATGTCTCAGCACTCCCACGGCGAAATCATTTTCAGTGATGGCATGAGCGCAAGTTCTGTTATCGGTGAAGGTGTGAGATTCAAACGTATCATCTACGACCCCACGGCCTGGGACTTCTTTACTTTGCCAGATGAGCTAGAGAAGCCCGTGTTAAGCTGGTATGTAGACCATTGGGGGGAGCCCTACGACTACCTCTATATGCTACGGTTTGGTTTGCCTCTGCTCAAGGAAATAGCAGGCAAGTGGGGTTGCATAGAGTCTATGGGCGCTGCCAAGGGTTGGACACAGCCCTACCGTTACGGCCCAGGAGGATACCTTGCAAGGTGTAAGGACCAGTATGGCAGTAGGCAGGTCTGTTACGACCACGTTTTTAAGGTCTAAACATGCCACACTTCTATGCTATTCAGCATGTGGCTTCAGGAGAGCTGATGCCAGCATTAAAGAATGGTAGAGGTTACACTCACTGGAACCCTGGGTCAGACTTGTGGTACCCTGAATGCAGCACAGGAACCCCTAGGCTGTTTCACACCCTGAAACATGCTAAAGGTTCTGTAGCTCGATGGGCTGGTTACAGACTAAAAGTGCTGACGTCAGTTGGGATTCTCGGCCCAGGCATCTGGGTAGATTCACCTACTGCCGTCATACGGCACTCAAGCGAGTTGCGGATAGTCTCCGTACATGTTTCAATTTCAGGAGAGCTGCACCATGCCTAAAAGAACCTCAAAAATTCTGCGGGAAGAACTGCAGACCCTTAAGAAAGACTTAAAACTTCTAAAGGCTAGGAAGCAGGCGCAAAGCTTCTTGCATGTGGCGGTGTCTGTGAATGACTCCACCCTGTTCAGCTCTGACATTGAGTTGTCAGTTACTCGCGAAGCCTTAGGAGAGACCCTCGCCAGCAGGTACCAAGTCGGAGGCAGACCTTGGGAACACAGAGAATTTGTAACCGCCAGCAAGAGAAGAGCAATACTCGACGACCGGCGGCTAACATCCTTCATTGCAGAAGAGATGGCGGCTATTTTCTTAGGCAAACTATTGGAGCTAGACAGTGAGTGACCCAAAACACCCTACAAACCCACAGTGGGTTATGTTTGACCCCTTACAGAAAACACCCCCGAAGGGGGAAAACCTTCTAGTACTTACATGCGGAGGGGTCCTTGTCCCAGGCCCCTGGCACGAAGGAGCCCTTGCATGGTGCTACAAACCCGTAATCCCTAACTCAGTGAAAGAGAGAATGAATGCCAGTCAGCAAAAGCCGGAAAAAGAAGTTCAGCCCTACGCGGATTTTGCAAAAGCGAGCTATCGCTAAAAGTCGTAAGGCCTCAGTGAACGCACAAGACATTGTGCAATTGAAGTTAACAAGTAACTCAGCGCTGAAGCTGGTTATTGACGACGAAGCTACTGCGGTGGACTACACCATGTTGCAGGGAGCGTTCACAGTTGCTGTTATGGCTGACAAGCTTTTTTACCAGAGTCACCAAAGCTTGCTTAACCTCGCGCTAAGTCTAGCCACTGAGGCAGTGGTCTTCCTGGAAGCTAACTTTGGTGGCAGGGTGACTATGGAAGCCCACGAAAAGGCGACGCTGGCAGAAGCGGTACACATCCACGACTGTCAGCTTGACAACATGACAAACGAGGACCTTAGCAAGGTCTTAAAGAAGCTTGACTCTGAACTGAAATACAAGGCAAAACATGCTTAAACCAATGCGTAGTTGCGCTCCCAGCGGAAAGTACCCCATCAGGTTCCCAAAACTTATCAGCCGGAAACTAGATGGTATTCGGTGTGCCATTGATGAAGGGAAGGCCATCACCAAGAGTGGTAAGTCTATTCCGAATAAGTCTATCCGTGAATGGCTGGAAGCTAACGTGCCTGACGGGCTTGACGGCGAGCTACTCGTAGGCAACCCTGCCGACGAAGGTGTCTATGGTCGCACGTTCAGCGCAGTCATGAGTCACGCAGGGGAACCAGAGTTCAGCTTTCATGTGTTCGATCTTGCGAATGAGCCGGGCCTTGATGCGACTGAGAGATTGTCTGCTTTAGCTGTCATGGTGAATAACCTACACCTAAAGCAGGTGGTGCTGGTTGACCAGTATCTTTGCCACAGCCAAGCCGATGTAGACCGTTCCTACGCGCAGTTTATCGAGGAAGGTTACGAGGGAGCAATCCTGAAAGACCCTGCAGGCCCTTACATTGAAGGACGTAGCACCCCTAAGAACCAAATTCAATTGAAACTGAAGCCGGAAAGCGATTGGGAAGCTCGCATTATCTCGGTCTACGAAGCTGAGACCAACAACAACGAAGCCTACACCAACGAAGTTGGAGAGACCAAGCGTTCGACCCACGCTGAAAATAAGGTTGGTAACGGCATGTGCGGTGGCTTTATAGCCACAGACCTGACCACAGGCCTGCAGATCAGGGTCGCAGCAGGTCGTTTGACACATGCAGAACGCACAGAAATCTGGAACAACCAAGCCTCGTATGTAGGTAAGCTAGCCAAGTATCGGTCAATGTCCTATGGGACCATGACAAACGGACAACCTCGCCACGGTCGATGGATTGGTTGGCGGGCTGAGGAGGACATGTGATGCCTACAGTTGTGGTTGTGCAAGGTGCGTTGTGGGCACGCTACCAAGGTAGACAGCGTCTGGAGGTTGCGCAGGCTGACGACGACCTGTTTGCAGACGCTAAAGCAAAAGCAGCAGAACTTGAGTTGTTCAGAAAGGAAGGTTTTAGTGCAGACAGTTCAGGAACTAACGAACAAGCTTAGCAATTACTACTGGAGCCCGCAGCACCCGTCTACCTACGTCATTCCCACTTATGGAGGGGCCAAGGGTTTAGGGGCTGTGGCTCACTTAAATTTTGCTGCGTTTAACCTTACGTGGTCTGTGATGGGTGGCAAAATCTCTACCCAAGCAGATCACGTAGCCGCCATCACTTTTTTCAAGGACGCAAACAGGTTTGTGCAAAGTGTGTACCTGCAAGGGGAGCCCATAGAGACATGGTTAACCCTGCTAACCCAGGAGCAGTTTCTGAGTCTGGTTGAGCAAAACCTTGCTGCTTGCTCCCTACCAGTGCAAGAGGTATTAAAGTTATGCAAATGAGCTACACCAGTTACAAAACTTTTGACGAAGCTACAGGTTTTTCAACTAAGGCGGGGTTCCAACTAACTGCAATGCAGTCTGAGGATGCGGAGACTTTTGCAGGTTGGCGCAGGTCACTCAACACATACGAAGTTGGTGGCGGCAAAACCGTGGTAGCAACTGTGGTGTCTTTGATGCTAGGCGGAGAAGTCACTATTGTGACTGTCCCGCCCATCCTGATACGACCTTGGGTGCGCTGGCTCAACAAAGTTTCGGACAATGTGGTCCAGTACCAGGGAAAGCCCACATACAGGCACGGGTTGGACCTGTCAAAAGCAAGGTGGGTGGTGTGCTCTCATGCGATCTTCCGAGACGACTTCGGGCGACTTGACGCAGCGCTCAGGAGTAGGCACCCAGAAGTTATCGTAGACGAAGCCCACGCGATTAAAAACCCACAGTCGGTTCTGTTTAAGAAAGTGCAGAGCATGTCTGCAGGGAGCGATCTGCAGATGCTGACTGGTACACCCACGTCAAAACCTGCCGACGCTTACGCTTACATCAAGCTCAAGTCGCCCCAGCTCTACCGAAGCGTGGGTCATTTTGAGCGCCTGCACGTTGCTGAGAGGGACCACTTCGGCTCTGTCACGAAGTGGCAAAACCTTGATGTGCTGGCGGAAAACTTTTCTGTGCAGCGAATCAGCAGGACCAAGGAAGAGATTCACGGGTATAAGAACGAACCTCTCTACCCAGACTGCAGCTACCAGCTCTCTACAGCTCACAAAAAGCTGTACGAGCGGCTAGTAGAAGAGCAACTGTTACTGTTGGATGATGGCACAAAGATTGATGCGACCACCGCACAAAGGCTGTACCACAATGTCCAGCAGATTATCTTGAACTATGACTACTTTTCCGGGGATGACACCAACAAGGCTGCAGGTTATGATTTACTGGACTCCGTCATAGATCAGACTAACTGCGTCAAAGTTAGCAGCTCTAAATTGATTGTATGGACGCTGTACAGACGAAGCAGCAGGTCGGTGCTCAAGTATCTGACGGGCCTTGGCATTAAGGCGGTTGCTGCTTACTCGGAGGCAGACTCCCAGAAGTCCATAGACCTGTTCATGGATGACCCGGCTACGCGAATTCTTGTGGGCCAGTATCAGAGTTGCGGCGCAGGGCTGAACCCACAAGGCGTTTGCTGGGAGTCCCTGTTCCTTGAGACAGGGACAACTCCTCTGCTGTCTAAGCAGGCGTTAGGGCGGTTAGACAGAGTAGGGCAGACAAGGCGCCCTACACAAAGGTTCGGGGTGGCAGAAGATACCGTGCAGGTATCTCTGCTGGCAAGACTTTTGAGCAACGACGACTTAGTTACCACCGTGGAAAGGACAAAGAAATCTTTGCGGGATATGCTACTTGGCGGGCTGTAGCGGTACAATCCCGGAACGCCGTGAAAAGCGTAATCGAATGGCTCAAAATTTTGTCAGCTCAGGCGGGCCGATTCCGAGCCGTTTTCTAACCGTCAGGTTCGAGCCATTCCGGCAATTTTCACCGGAGTCGGCCCACCTGAGCTGATGGAGTTTGTATGGCAAGGGTAAAAGAAGCATTGGTAGGTGCTGTTTTTGGCAGGTTAACTGTGATGCACAGGTTTAGGCGTCCGGCTAGACCCAACGCAATGTACGCACTGTGCGCCTGTGAGTGCGGCAAATTAAAAGAAATTGATGTTTGTAGTCTAGGAAAACTGACCAATTCCTGTGGTTGCATTCACAAAGAAGCTCTTGCGGAGTCGAGAACGACTCAAGGGATGGCAGGGACTCCCACATACAGGTCGTGGAAAGGTATGTGGCAGAGATGCACTAACCCAAAAGAGTCAGGCTACGCAGCCTATAAAGACAGGGTACCCCCGGAAGAGTGGAAAAGTTTTGAAGTTTTCCTGAGGGATATGGGAGAGTGTCCTACAGGGTTCACTATCGAGAGAGTTAATAATGCTCTGCCTTACGGGCCTGGCAACTGCATTTGGGCTAGTAGACACACCCAGAACAGAAATAGACGGTCAAACGTTAATATCTCTGTTGACGGGCAAAAGATGTGCCTAACAGACGCAGTGACCCTGGCAGGTAAAGACTACCTCACGGTTAGAAACCGTATTAAAAACTTAGGCTGGTCTGTCGAAAAGGCTTTCGGCTCAGAAAATTACAAGGCATACATAGAATAATGTTTTTCTACTACCAACTAGCTGGGGGCGAAGAGAAGTGGAGTCCGATTCAGGAGAATCGAGCACACGAGTTTAAGACTATCCGCCCCACTTTCGTTACGGTGCTTGCGATTGACACATTGCTCGATGACCGCCCAACAAGAGAGGAGATAGAGAGGTGCAGGTACGTGGGCGATCTGTACTTTGACCTGGACGCCGAAGACATAGAAGACTCTATCTCCGGGGCACAGCAACTACACGCAAGACTTCTGAAGGAAGGTCTGCAACCTCAAGACATTCAGATTTTTCTGAGTGGCAAAAAAGGTTTGCATCTACTGGTGCCTATGGCCTGCTTCGTAGAAAAGCCGGCACCTCAAGTTCGGTTGCCTGCTATCTACAAAGAGCTGGCTTTACGTTACGCAGTGGACACACTTGACCACAAAGTGTACACAGCCCGCAAGGGTCGTATGCTGCGCACAGTGTTTAACGTGAGGGAAAACGGAAACTACAAGGTCCCTATCACAGCAGAAGAGCTAGCAGGCCTTACCGCAGAAAGCTACGCAAGCCTGTGTAAAACGCCCAGAGACTTTGGCGTCTTACCTCCGATCTTCCGGCCCACGTTCGCACTAGAGTACCTCTCAGCGAAGCAAAAAGCCCTGTCCGTTAAACAAAAAAAGTCGAAGCCGGTAGACTTAGCCGCCCTCCAGTCTCACGCCCCGACCGTGCAGCAGGTTATGAGGGGAGAAAACCTAGCGGACGTCGGTTTTAACAAGATTGCCATACAGCTTGCGCTTTACGCTAGAGAAAGCAACATGAGCGAAGACGCCCTTGTTGCAGCCTGCGCAGGCTTGATTGCCAACCACCAGTCGGATGGTAGCCGGTACAACTCAGAGGCAAGGCGCGAGGCAGAGCTTCGACGTATGTTCTTCTACGTTGAGGACAACTTCGCTTACGAGTACGCATTTGAGCCTATCAAAGCCCTGATCTACCGACCCACACAGACCACTGTTAACGAGGCAGGAGAAGTTGTTGACGTAGCAGCTTTCAATTGCGGCGTCACAGTCACGGATAACTGCTACACAGTAAGTAGAGGTGATGCTGGTGATATGGCTATCAGCAACTTTATCTTCACGGATATTAAGCAGCTGTTGCTCATAAAAGAGGCTACGATTACTGGCTTAGTGGCTAACCTAAAGGGACTTGACGGTGTGCTGAAAGCGGTGCCTCTGACTTTTTCAGGTTCCGCCAGTCTGAACGCGGCAGTGATGCCTTACGGAGGGTCTTTCACAGGGACAGACAACCATGCTAGAGGTCTGTATCAAATTATGCTAAAAGCTGTAAGTGAGTCGAAGTACCTGATTGACTCTGAGGGTATCAACTTAGTCACATTGGTGAAGCATCCGAACCCGGAGATGCAGAAACCGTTTGTTGTCTGGGCAGACGCCCAAGGTGTCAAGTGCCCCCGGTGGGTGACTGACCAGGGCATTGCCTTTGAGTTCCAGGGCTTTCCAAGCCCTGAAGGGGTGTTGGAGACGGACCTGACTTGTGCCCCCAGGCTGTCAGAGTTGCTGGAGAAGCCAGAAAACAAAGCTGAGATGACTATCATGTTGCAGGCTTTGCTTACGTGCCAATCCCCAGAAGTCCTGGGTAAGCTCATTGGGTGGATGGTGGCCTCTTTCTGGAGGCAGTTGTTGCATCATGCCCACAGCCAGTTCCCCCTGTTGCACGTCTACGGGACGGCAGGCTCAGGCAAGTCTTCGATGACAGAGGCCTTGTTGAGCTTGTTCTACTACAAGAAACGCCCAGTAGGCGTAACTCCTTCGGGAACCCCCTTTGCTTTCCAGGCACTTGTTGCAGGCAGTGCCAGTATCCCAGTGATGTTGGACGAATACAAGCCCGGAGCAATGAACAGGGAGATACTGGAGAAGTACAGGGCAATCCTGCGTGATGCCTACAACATGAAAACTGTTGCCCGAGGGGGCGGTAGCCGCACGAAAGACAGCTACGCAGCCCTGAGTCAGGTAACTTTGAGTGGCCCTATCATCTTTATGGCGGAAGCTGTAGAGACAGAGACTGCCATCATGGAGCGGATGGTACTTGTTACCCTCAAGAGGCCTAGCCCACTTGTGTCTGCCAAAGCTTACGCTGTTTATGAGAGATTCCACTCACGTAGGGAGTTGCTCTCCAGCTTGGGCCTGACTCTGGCCGCGGGAGTGGCTAAGAACGCTACCACAGAGAACGTCAAGGAGGAGTTTGACAAGGTTTATGCTTGGGCTAGAGACCGGCATATGCTACGGCCTACCGACGGAGAGTTAGTAGCTTCTGGTGAGATGGACGAGGTAGAGTACACCCGCAGGGCAAGTAACAAGTTGCGGAACGTGTACAACAACTCCGTTGCTCTGTTTGGCTTGACAAAGTTCAAGCGGCTGCTCCGCTCTGTCTATGAAGAGGAGTTTGAAGGGTTGTTTGGCGACCTGTTTAGGAAGTTGGAGCCTGCAATCTTTAACGGACTTGACGTAATGGCCAAGAGTACGGTTCCTGAGTACATCAAGATTCTTACGTGTTTCTCCGATATGACTCGACTGCCGGTAACTCATCCTTACCACCTGGAAGACGGGTTTGAGTACAATCTCTCAGACCTGGGGGGCAAGACAGTGTTGGTTCTGGTGCCTCGTGCCTCTTACGTTAAGTATTCTCTTTACGTTAAACACCAGGGCCAGTCTCCTCTGTTCCCTAGCGAGGCAGCTTTTGCACAGGCTATGGTGGACGTACCCCAGTTTATTCAGAGGTCTTCTGGCACACAGAAGATGGCTGTGGAGACTGTGGTGCTAGACCTGGAAGCCTTGTACAGAGCAGGGGTCCCGAAGTTCCTTGGCAAAATTCAGAAGTTAGCAATCTGAGAATTGTGCTAGAATTCAAATCCAACATACTGTTGGTTGACAGGCCGGAAAGAACGGTCGAATTAAATGGAAACTAGAAAATGTCTTTGCTGAAAAATACCCCCGCTTTTGAAACTGAGTCCGAAGTAGCTGTGGATGCGGCTGTGGCCAGCACCACCACCCCTGCCCAGACCGCCGCTGTGGCCGTCAAGCCTGTGTTGGCTGTGGCTGCAGCGCCCAAACTGGACATGAAGGTGCTGGACAAACTGGAAGGTGCTCTGGAAGTTGAGTACAACACACTGGCTCAGATCATCACCACCAACGGCAACTTTGTGGACCGTGAGACCAAGGCAAACCTTGGCGACACCATCCTGTTTGAGCTGTTGTCTTACCAGAAGAGTTTTGTTATCACCCCCAACGATGACAAGGCCCCGAAGGAAGTCGTTCGCTACTCCAACGACAAAGTGACCTGCAGCGACGGCACGATGGTGGCGGAACACCTGCAATGGTTGAAAGAGAACGGCTACCCCAAAGCCTCGATCAAAGACCGTGTAGTTGTGGTTGCCGCACTGCAGGTGTGCGCTAAGAACGGTGACACGTACAACGGTACGCTGGCACAGTTTGACCTCAGCCCAGCCTCGAAGACGCAGTTTGACCGGTACAAGGCCAATACAGCTTACTCGCTGGGTAAGGGTGCTATCACTGCAGAGCAGGCTACGCAGGTCAAAGCGACTGCAGAGCTTGCCCAAAAGGGTACGGATACCTACACAGTGGCCAAGTTCGTAGTGGCTGCCTAAACCAAAAAGGGAACTTCGGTTCCCTTTTCTACAGGAAAAATATGGATACGATCAAAGTTACTCCCGAAGTTTCTCCAGAGATTGGTGACGAACCTATCTACATTCTAGACACCGAAACTGCGTCGTTGTCAGGGGGCATCGTCGAAATCGCATGGTTGAAGATTGACAAGGACTTCAACGTACTGGACGAATACCGAACACTTGTCAACCCCGGCAGGCCAATTGACCCTGGCGCTCAGGCTATTCACGGAATCAGCATGGACGACGTAGTGGATGCGCCTACCATGGAAGAGGTAGTAGAGCAGACAGGCGTAGGCAAGACGCCTATTAACATCTGTTGCCACAACGCACCGTTTGACGCTAGGATGATTGCTCCCTACATGCAAGTAGGCAGGAAGTTGTGCACACTGGAACTTGCGCGGCAGTATGTGAAAGGCACAACAAACCACAAGTTGGCAACACTGCAGGAAGAACTTGCACTATCCGTGCAGGAGAGCCACACAGCACTTGGGGATGTGAAGTCCGTTCGGGACTTGTTGCAACATATCCTACCTCTCGCAGAAGTGAACCTAGAGACCCTGTTTGCAAGAGCCATGGTGCCGAAGA